CGAGCATGTCGTATCCGCCTTTTAGAACTCTCCACACTTCTCTGAGCATCGCATAGGTTGCTCCATTGTTTCGAGCCGAAACAAACCATTCGAGTAAAGTGGATGGCTTGACAAATGGCGCTCTCATCGCGCCAAGTGATTCTCTTGATAGGCGATTTCTCGCTGTCCTATAACAGCATATGGTACTTCTTTTGCATGCGCCTCGCTTTATCTCGAGCCATTTATCAATCATTTCAAGGATTGTGATGTCTCTTGCGTCATAGTCAATCCCGTCTCGAATGTCTTGTTCAATCTGCGCCTCTTTTTCTCGAAGCTCCTGCAAGGTTTCGGCATAAACATAGCCTCTTTTCCCTTTGTATGTTGTGTAACGATACTGGTATCTTCCGTCTTTTCTTTCATCTTCTCCTTTCCTCAATACTCGTCCTTTACTATCTTTTCTGCGTTCCATAGTTGGCTCCTTTCCCTTAACGGAGCCCCAATATGGGAATATTATACTACATTGGGGCTCGTTTGTCCATCATGAGGTCATATTGAATATGCCTGAGCCAACCATTTTTCGCAGGGAACTCTCTTTATCAATCTCTTGCTTCCCACAAACAGGACGAAGTTGCAATTCGGTTCATTGGTTATCTCCCGCAGCTTGCATATCCCAATCCCAAAGTAAGCCGCGGCTTCTTCAAGGGTCAGGTTTGACTTCTCCTAAATTGGCACTGTACAATTCATATTACTTCCTCCCTGTCGATCCAAACCCACCTCGAGATTCTTTATTAAGTCTTGTACATTCCTCAAAATCAATCGCAGGTTGGTGCTTCATAATTCTGAACTGTGCAACTCTGTCATTCATCTCAATTCGGCAGTCTCTCGTTGCATAGACTGGCAGTTTCCACTCGTCCTCGTCTCCGCAATATGATTCATCTACAACTCCAACGGAGTTGGTCTGAATGATTCCATAGTTGCGGAATGTAGAACTGCGGGGTGCAATGTGCGCTTCATAGCCTTCCGGCAACGCCATGGCTATACCCAGCGGAATGAGCCTAAAATCGCCCGCCTTCATCTCAACCGTTTCCGCAGAACGCAGGTCAATCCAATCGCTCTTGCCGTCTATGTATTTGAGGTCATCAATATCCTTTGATAAATACTTGATTTTAATTGTTACCTTGTCTTCCATCTTTTTTAGCCTTCTTTCAATAATACTAACTTGTTCTCTCTTATCGACACTTTTACATCTATCACATTCTGATTGCTGGAACCTACCCAATGCTTATCCGGTGACTTGAGTTCGTCTATGTATTCTCCGTCCACCAGGACATCGATATTCTCAATACCCGGTTTTCGCTTCACAGTATCCCAACTGGAACCAGTGTAAACCCAAATGTTCTTGTTCGGGAATGCTTTTTTAACGGCATCAATGAGACGCATTGTATCCCAAATATTTGCAAGGGACAGAGGGTCGCCGCCAGTCAATGTAATACCAGAACACCAATCCTGCGATAGCGTATCACATATCATGCCCTATTCTTTCTCTCCAAATTCTGAACCGACATTAGCGTCCCATGTTTCCGGATTAAAACAATTTTTGCAATGATGTTCACAGCCGGAGACCCAGATCACACATCTGAGCCCCGAGCCGTTATTCATGTTGCAGTTGTCAATCTTGATGTAATTCATTACATTGACTTCCTTTCAGTAAATTCTGCTAATTTGTGATCCGCATACATCGTTCTTCCCTTAACTTTGCTGTAACCTAAATATCCATTCATTCTTTCTATTCGTGTAATATTCGTGCTGCCACACTTGGGACATTCATCTTTATCGATAAAGGAAGCTCCACAGTCTTCACAATAATCAAGCTGCATATTGATGCCCTCATAGAAACCCATCTTCATAGCTCGTCTGATGAGAGTTTTCATTGCCTCCGTGTTGTAGTCGGTTGTATATCTGCAATACTGAATATTACCACCATTACAAAGATGGAACATTGGATATTCAATGTCTTGCTTTTGGATTGGACTTATGTCTTCCCAAACTCCACAATGGAATGAGTTACTTGTGTATGGCCTATCAGAGACGCCTTTGATAATGCCATATTTTTTACGGAACTGTTCTATTTGGAGCCCGCAGAGACTTTCTGCAGGGGTGCCGTACAAAGCATAGAGTATTCCATCTTCCTTTTTATATCTGTCGGCGTAAGCGTTAATGAATTTTAGTGTGTCAATTGCGAATGTATTATCCTCTGCAATGGATTTGCCACAGTACAATACACTGGCTTCATTCAGCGCTGTAATGCCAAAACTCATTGTCATCGGGCGCAGGAAGTCTTCACCAAGCTCCTGCTCTGGATCTAAACGACCGTTCAAGAATCCACCCTGACAAAACGCCAGAGGATTGGTTCCTGCTTTCTTATGCGACAGGTAACTGAATGTTCTCTTATGGATCGCTCTGCAAAGGTCGAGATAATAAGTGAGAACCTCGTAATAATCTTTGTTCTCCTGCTGAGCCTTTGCAACAATCATTGGAAAGTGCAACGAGATTGCTCCCAAGTTGCAGCGTCCCTCATATACGGGTTTATCGTTCTCATCGGCGGGTTCCATACCTCCTCGTTCATACCATGGACTTAAATTTGCCCGGCAACCCATTCTAGAGATCGTGACTCCATATTTTTTATAGATGCTTGGAGCATACCCGTCGCCTGTACAACTGATGTAGTCAGGATACATGGCGGCTTTGCTACATTCGATTGCCTCATCAAACAGCCATTCGAGATCACCGCCTTCACCATGCAGGTTCTCATCATAGAAGAAACTCAGCTTAGGGAAAAGAACTGGGTGTTTGAAACCTGGCTTTCCCTGCCCGTCTCTTCTTACTGCCATACAGACTGATGAAAGCATTGTTTCAAATTTACTCGTTCCGAGTCCAAAAGAAATACTGGTAAAGGGATAATCTCCACGGCTTGAAGCCACAGAATTGAATTTCATTTCCCAGCCTTGAAAACCCTGTTCAGCGTCTCTGGCCACCTTTCCAAACGCCCAGTTTTCAGCTGCCTTGCCGTCTTTGTGTGTGAGCGAAACATATTCATTGTAATATTTCTTGAAACTCATCTCGGCGTAAGGAGCGAGAAGCTTGTCGATCTCACTTATCGTAAATCCACCATACTGGCACGATGCTGCGTTCATTGCAATATCGCCTACAAGATCAAATGCCACATCAAGTGTTTTGGGCTCCTGGTAATCAAGGTTCCCCATGAAGAATCCGCCTTTGAGTACAGCTCCCATGTCAAAGAGGCAGCAATTGACACTATCCAGCCTGCTCCCTCTATCGTGGATATAGATGTATCCCTCATTCATCGCCTGCCGTTCTTCGCTTGTGAGGAAGAACTTTTTATACAGTTCGCTATTCAGTTCGTTGTACACAATGGCTTTTTGCGTCGTCACCAATGCGGAATCAGCGTTGGCATTGCTTCTATCTCCTACGAAGCTAAGTGACAGTTTTTTGTTGTACACTCTATCAAGCATAGAAGCAAAAGATGACTTGTTGTCTCGATATTCTCTGTATGATTTAGCCACGGATGGGTTAACTGTATCAAGGGCACATTCTACTACATTGTGAACAATGCTTACCGGCACCGGTTGCTCATACTCGGACATTCTGCGCTTCGCAAAAGCGACCACTTTGTCTTCTTCCTTATCGGTAAGGGTAACACAGACCCGCTCCGCACTCTTGCGAATTGCGTTCTTAATCTTTTGCGGTTCGAAATCCACAGTGTTACCGTTCTTCTTGAGCACAGAAAGCTTCTTCATTCTCCATACCCCCTCTCGATAAGGGTCATGATTGCATAGTTGGCAAGGTCAAGCAGTGTGTCGTCTATTGACTCGTCATTAACCGCTGCATTGCCATTTCGGACAAGATTCTTTACCCGCTGAAGCTTATCTTCGAGACGGATGCATGGCATTGTCATTCCATATTCAATGAATGACCTACCAAACGAGTCTCCATAATCTTTGTTTTTGCGTTCATAAATTTCGTTGAGTTCTTTGCAAATTCCTTCGTGCTTTCTCACTTTGTCTTCCATAAGTATTACCCCTTTCTCGGATTGCCACAGCTCATTTTACCTTCTGGACAAGCGCCGGAGACACATGGTGCTCCTGCATGAGAGAACAAAATCGGAGCAACGCCTTTGCAAAGTCGAAGCATTTCATCCGCCAACGCCCTGATCTCATCCTGTGCCCGGTTGCAACATCTCTTATTGAAGAAATGCATCAGCTCTCTGGCATTCATTGTAACAATCAGCTTCGTTTCGCAGGCATTTGGAAGTACAGCTCTTGCGTTTTCTATAGCTATCTTCTCAGCCTTTTTTCGTTCCATTCCATTCGTCACCAAGTCAGCCGTAATTGCCGCTGTAAGCGTTTTGTATGCCTCGAACGACTCATTTACTGCTTCATCAAAAAGCTCCTTATACATCGAATTTGAGGCTATAATGGGCGGCGTAATGTACTCAAAAGTGTCTCCAAGGTTCACATACCTCTGACTCTGTACACTGAACGAAGCAATACGGTGACGAGTGATCTGTGCCAGCAAGGAACGAGATACGCCATCAATAGCGAATGTGAATGATGCATGTTCAAGAGGACTCTCATGACCGAGATCGGCAAGCATCTTAATAAACTTGTCCACATTTTCTTCGGTTAGTTTCTCGTAGATGCCACATGCGTTCGTTTTTGAGTAGCATAGCTTAGCCGCCGTTGTTATTAGCTTTTCGGGCTCAGGAGTATATGTAAGTAACTGAACATTCATTTAACCACCTCCAAATCAAGCACGTTAAACAACCACTTTGTCTCGGAAGGGTCTTCTTTAAGGCACACAACGAGAGGACGGTCTTTGAATCTCTCATCATATTCGACTGTAAATTCCTTGCCCTTGTTTTCTTCAACGAAGTCTTTGTATCTCTGAGAAAGGTCATTCCACTTCACAGAGCCATGGATTCTATCATATCGAAGCCGCACCTTCGTTCCTTCCGGAATAGATGTTTCCGCCTTTTGACGGTCAACATCCATCAGCATCAGCTCAAGAAGCTTTCGTGCTTTTTTATTCTTAACAAGAGCTCGTTTTTGCTCTCTATTCATATCATTCAACCCTTTCGTACTTAATGAGATACCAATATCCGCTTTGATTCTTTTGGACATCAGAAGCGTATATAATGTCTCCCTTGCTGATTTTGTTCTTGTTATATGTAGCTGTTCTGATTGTTAATCTCGCATTCTTCCCTGTTCCCACTGAACGAGTAAAACAGGCATAGCCCCATACATCACCGGAAGTTTTAGACTTTAATGGCACCAAATCGGTTACTATCAGCTTTCGTCTATCCTCTGGCACTCCCGTCTTAATATCGATATATCCAAGTATATCGAGCTGGTTTTGCATTTTAACTTTAAGGTTAATTTCAGAGATATTGAGGCTTTTGATATAGCCCTCGCATTCATGGAGAATAGCTGTCATATCCGTAATTGTGTAGGTTTTCAGCTCTTCGTTTTTCGCATTACGGTCTATTGCATGTCTGGCAACGATATGCTCCAACTCAGAACCAGCAAGCTTCTCTTTGCGAATCGTCTTCATCGTTCCTTGCTTAAAGAAGTCAAATATTCGCATTATTCGAGACAGCTCTGCACTGTTTCCGAATTGCTGGAAGTAATCGATTTGAATAAGAGGAGTTACTTTTGCCTCCTTGATGGATCTTTCATCGAGCCATTTCAGCACATCAACGAAATACTTGAAATCATTTTTACTACACTGATATAATTCACGAGCGAGCGTCTTGCCAAAGCCTTTGACCGATGTAAGCGACTTGGTTATGATGCGTTTCTCCACATCTGCAATGGGAGCCCTGTTATCCTGTCCGTATCTATATGGCAAGAACTTAATACCGAAGTATTCCTCAGCCTCTCTCTTAGCGTCTTGAGCCCTGTCTTTGTCGCCCTTTTCTTCCATCTGGTTTATGAAAACCTCGTAGAACTCAACCGGATGATGAGCTTTGAGCTAAGCGCCGTACAAGCTATCCAATGACACACAATAGGAGTGAGAGTTCGATGTGATAATACCTGTTTCTGTGGCAAAGTTATGGGTCGGGTCAGCCATCTCGACATCGTATGTAGGAGCCTCTCCGAAATCTTCGATTGAAATAATTTTCTTGCGCAACGCCTGTGGAGCGATCCTGTCAATTTTGATCTGATAGATCATTTCATTTGACATCCAATAAAGCTCATCTCCAACAGACAGTTCTGACAGTTCTTTGACACCGTATGGTGTTGGAAACTTGTGATTTTCCGTACACTTGATGTATGTACCTTTCCCGTTTTCAAGCGTCACCTTATAGAGGCGTTGTACTCCAGCAAACCGGATATCGACTATTCTATTTTTGTACAAGCCCATTGGAGCAAGAGAATATCCATATCCGTATCCATGCCTTGCATATACCTCGTGGAGATAGTGCGTGTTGTTGTGCATGGCATTGTACATCGTTTCGACAGTTTCCATCCGCGTGTTCCATTGTCTTATAATTGTGTCTCCGCTAACACATGCGTTGAAGGAATACCGGCTGGAATCTTCAATGATCGTCCACAACTCTCCCGCAAGTTCTTTCGCCGCATCTTCCGGTTTGCCCTCGTCTCGCATAATTGCATTTGCAAATCCAGAGATGAATGTGTCCTTATACGCTAGAACTTTCTCTACTCTCTTCTTGGCGATATTTTTAATGGCCGTGTAGCACTCTGACATTGGTATGCCGGCATAATGCAGCGCCGCCATCTCCATCTCCTGATATAGCACAAAACTGTTCGGCATTTCCTCTGTCTGTATTAGTTCATCGAAAGATTTGACCCCGTACTTAAACGGCTGGCGGCTTTCAAATGTCTTGTACATGCTTGCAAAACCCGGTCTTATTGCTGCCACAAATGCGCAAAGCTCCGAAATATTGGTCGGGTGATACTTCGCAACGCGAGCTGTTGTGCCTGTTTTTTCGACCTGATTGATACCGATAGTTGCACCCTTGGCGTAAACATCCCATGCCGGATCATTCGGAGGACACATTTCTAAGAGCTCCGTGACACTCGGAGGATCTATTCCTATTCTGTCGAAGACCTTATACATCAGGTCTACAACCTTTACCGTAAGTAAATCATTCTTAAGAAAGTGATATTCTTCTGCCCAATGACCGTCCATCAGGCAACAGAGATTGTCCTTGATCCTCACCAAGCCAATCTCCTCTCGAATACTTCCTTGATACAGGAGGTAGGAGCAAGGTGCAATACTCCAGCTTGAAATCAAGCCTCGAAAATCATTGCTCTTATCGAATACCTCCCAATATTGTTTGTCGATGTATTTATGTACATCAATGTCTTCTTTTTCATCCTCATCTGCGTGTTTAAGAGCAGTTTCATATCTCTTTATCTGCTCCGACACTTCGTTGGCAAGTTCAAACGGGACACCCTGCGATTTCGCATACAGTTTCCAAGCGGCAGATGCCTTTGTTGTACCGTATGCAATCATCGGATATGCATGGTCATCACCAAGAACCTGTTTTTGAGCCAAAGCAAATGGCTCCTGATTGTCTACATTAAAGTCAATCTGTTACTACCCTGTCTTTCGACATATTTGTGCAGGGCATAGACTATACCACCATCGTTGATATTATCTCGGATGCTCGTTGGTAGTCGTTGCGGCCTTCCCATATTATTTGTAACTTAGGGCTGTGCCACAGGATTGCCCAATATACAAGCTTGTTGCCATACCAAGATGATTAGTCTTGCCACGCTTTTCTTTCGATTGCGCTTGGCACTTGCATCTCTAAGGGGGTTCCCTGTTATTCCGAGTTGTTCAATATATATCACTATATAAGGCGACCTTATATGGTTATCCAGTGAAGTTTTGCCGCTGTTCGTGTAGGTTTATTGATTGCTGCCGTAAATGATGCTGCGTATTTTACTCCGTATTTCTCCATCGCATCTTTTATACACTTGAAAGATTCTCCTGTCTCCAAGCACATAATCTTTTTGCTATTCGGGTTTTCCGCCCCATTATATCTGTTGGATTCCTTTTGCTTTTTACTAAGAGATTCTTTCATTTCTTTAGTCCATTTATTCCCGAAGTTAGGGTTTAGATCACCTTGAACTAATGTTGATATTTTATTTCTGAACTCAGGAGTTTTGTATACGCTGCTTGGTGCATTTCTGCTCTTTTTTATCATGCCTCTTTGCCAATCAGTGAATTCTCCATTAGTTCGAGATCCATCTCCACCAAAGGTCGCATTGACCAAGTTAGATGAAACATTTGAATAATATTCAATTAGTTCTGCTTCTTTCGATAAGGCATCATCTTCGTTATCAAAAAATTGAACAATTCTTGAAGAGCACTCATGTTCTTCTAACACTTTCATAAATCTACGCGACCTACTACTTAGAGATTTATATCTTCTGCCGCTCCCTTTTCCAATATAAAAGATTTCACCTGTTGATACGATAAACCACACATAAACATAAAACTTTTTCTTTCCCATATTCTTAATCGGGCAGAGATCCACTCTGCAATATTCTTTCTGTAGACATAAATCGTTCTGGGTACATCTTGACTGTAGCCGCAATACGGTCTACTTCCGTAAAGCCAAGAAGCATATTCGTAACAAAGCTAACTGCACTGCCACGACCACTTTTCGTCAAATGGCCGCCGTTTTTCTTGCCTTGCTTAATTACTTCGTGGTTAATGATAAAGTAGTCCGCCGTCTTAGTGTCAATTACGGTTTGAACTTCCTTTGCAATTTCATCAATGTAATGTTTCCGCTTTTCTGGAGGAATACCTTTTGAGTAAGCCTTAAATCCATTCCTAATGAGTTGCTTATAGATTTCATCTCGTTCCTCTTGAGGTTTATCCAAATACAGAGACGGCATCTTGATATCTTTGTTGAATATCGGCGAGTCATACTCCTCAACTTGCAAAAACACATTCGTGTTCTCAATTGCTTCTCTTATCTCGCCGTCAGACAACACACACTGTTCTGCAAACCGCCGGTACGCTTCATCACCATCAGGATAGTCAAGATACCACCCTTCTTCTTGCGGATAAGTAAGACCTTTTGAAACAAGATAGTCTGTCCGGTCTTGCGCCTGTTTAGGATAGATATAATGACTATCACATCCCATGATAAGTGGTATCCCATTTTCTCTATGGATACGGAGGATTCTTTCGTTCAGCTCCCGCTGCGACTCCGTATTGTGGTACTGAACCTCCAAATAGAAGTTACGCCCAAAATGTCCGAACAATGCAGCAACAAAATCCTCGACATCTTCGTAATCCCAAAACTTAATGCAAGCAGAAGTCACCCACACATCATCGGGTGGCAAAGAGAGAATCAGTTCTTTATCTAATCTTGCCTGTCCGTAGAAGCCTGTATCATTTGCTTCGGACATGGCTTTATTTAACGCTCTACGACCTTTCTCGTTCTTCGCTCCGATGAATATATGGCAGTTAGTACGGTCTTTCTCAAATCTGTCGTTGACCTAATAGGCTTCAACCGATTCAAGGAATTTGAGACCATATTTTTTAGCCACCTCGTAAGCCTCGATGTATCTCCCTTGGTATCCGTGTTCACACGAGGACAGAATGCCGTGGCCAAGCTCCACCGCTCTTTTGGCATAGTCCTCGTAGTTTACGGTACTATCGGAGATCCGAGGGTTTGTAAACCAAGAATGTTTGTGATAATTCTGATAAACAAACAATCATATGACCTCCTCACTTTCCGAATATCTCTTCTTCCGTATCAACAACTGGATACGGCACATGGTCTATGTATTCTGTAGTATCCCAAGCGTAATTGTGCTCAAACTCTTCCGGCTTCGTAAAGAACCGCCGAGACGGCACATCGTAATATAAGCCGCACTCGAGATTTGCTCGACCTCTTAAGCGGTCTTTCTGAACGCTGACGACCACATCGTATGGGCATGGTGGCTTAACCCACCCGTCACCCTTTGCGTTTGGAATACCAGCCTTTTCTTTCTTCCCTATTCGTCTAAGGCTAATAGCTCTGTGCGCCAAATTGATTAAATTTGCCGTACCACTCAACTCATACAAGCCCACATTTTCCGTAAGGTCTTGCATCTTTCTCGGATGGCAAACCAATATAGTACAAACATTATATTTCATGCTAAATTGAATTAGCCAGTTGACGAGTTCGGTTTGTTTCTGCCACTTGTTGTCGTCGTTTGCACCGAGGTCAATAGTCGTCATGTTGTCAAGTAGAAACAGCTTGCTGCCGTACTTACGAACCGAATCTATCATCGAATCTTGTATCGATTTTACATCGTTGCTCCAATCGTCTTTATACAGCATGAGCTTTCCGCGATAGAAGTCGGATATTTTCTTCTTCGCCTCCGGCTTAACTCGGTAGTATGTAGCACCTTCTGGGCTAACATATTCCACGAGGTGGCGTCTCCCAGCCAATAGGTACATAAGCCAGTTGCGGCTCATCCACGCCGGCAGTTCCTTTGAATACACCTAGCAGTTTTTCTCTTGGTCGAGTGCTTGACAAATTAACTGGTAAAGAAAGGAAGTTTTGCCGGAGCCAGGTGTCCCTGAAATAATAGTAAAGCTTCCATAGAACAGCCTCATCAATTCTTTGTCCAAAGCATCAATGCCAAACCGAATGCCATCTATATCTGTTAGATCAACATCTTCTACATCAGCAAAATCGACGAGCGATGGAACTGGGCTATCCTGAGCGTTGACAATAGCTTCTAAGACCTTATCTTTGCCGAAGAAGTAAAGCATCTCATTTATATCTTTTACGGAGTGTTTTTTGCCTTCTTCATCTTCGTAATATTCTGGGATATTGACAATCTTGCATCTCCAACTACCCAAACGAGGCACTACTTCTTTGACAAATTTTAAACCTGATTCATCGTTGTCGTGAGCAATGATGATTTCTTTGAACTGCTCCAACCAATCCTAGCATTCCGGAATCCAATGAGTGTTTCCGTCGCCGAGAGGAATTGAAACGGCATTGATAAACCCCGCCTCAACCGCTGCAGCACAATCAAGCTCTCCACTTGTAATAAGCAACGGCTGATCGACATTGATGCGGTTCATATTAAACAATATTGGAGTTGTGTCCGCACCTTGTTGGCACCAGTTCTTATTTTCACCGTGTGCTATTTTTCTCGTCGGACGGTATTTAACCATCGTAAGAGTATCGTTAAGGTCGTAGTAGTTAAATGCGATGTTTCCTTTAGAATCTTGGCGAATATCAAGATAGTCTACGGTTTCTTTGCTAATCTTTCGTTTTGCCAAATAGGCATACACAGCATCCTTTACCTCGTTCTGCTCTGGTTTTGGATAGTTATACGACCGTTTTGTTCGAACGCCTAATTCGCCAAACCCGTAAGCTACGCCGGCAAGCTCAAACAATTTTTGAACCGCTTGCATATATGTAAGGCCCTGATGCATGAAAGCATCAATAACATCATAGTTTCTCCCGCAAGCGCCAAAGCAATGGCAACTGTTTGTCTTAGGAGAAAATATAAAGGATGGTGTGTTCTCTGCATGGATTGGGCAGCAACACCGTTTATGTACTGAATCAAAATCCTTAACTCCAAAGCCATCCATAATCAGCTCAAAATTTCTGTCGCCAAGTTTTTCTTTTGCCTTTTCAATCAGTTCTCTCGGTACATTCAATCGTCACTCACCTCGACTTTTGCAGCGTATGGGCAGTTTTTCGAAAATCCACAAAGGTTTTTGCAGTAAAACTCGTCTCGTTCCGCAGGATATTCCTCACAGTCACGAATATTTCTTACCGTAGTCCTTACCCAACTTTCTGCTTCCTCGTATGCGTCTTTATCAAATGGGAGCTCTACTGTTTTCTGTTTCCTAAACATTCCAAAGCAAAGCTTATCCGGGTATTTACCGTATGTATTCTTGATGTTCCTTGCATAGAGATAAAGCTGTCTAGCGTATTTCTTCAGCTCTTCTTTATCCTTAAATTTTGCTTTACTCTTCCAATCCTAAACTGTAATCTCTCCGGTGTTTTTGTCCTCAAGAATCAAGTCAATAAAGCCCTTGATGCGGAAGTCATCAAAATCATCCGTAAACTCATGCTCGGCATCAATGATTTTCATGTTCTTAAAGCCGTCAAAATTCTCAAAGAAGCGAACGCCATCGTTGAAGTATGACTCTTTCAGATCCACATAAGCATTCCATGGGAAATCCTTAGTGATCTCTTTTTCAAATCTCTCTTTGAAGGAATCAACAAGCTCCCACTCAGCGAGATCACCCCGCTCATACTCTTCAAGGATTCCATGAACCATTGTGCCATATTGCGAGAATGCATTTTCCTCATTCACATATTTTGTAAAGAACGGGCAGTGTGTTCTCTCAATTGGAGACGACAACGGATCAAAGTCTGCCAACGCATGCTCACAACACTGTTCTTCCCTATTAAAGGAGGAACACGCCTCACAACACTTGATGTAGTTGAGCAGGTATCCATACTTGCATCCATTAAATGAGGACAATTTTGAAAATGAATAGTTTTCTTTCAAGCATTACTTCCTCCTTAACTAATGTGTCGTAATCGGCGGGGCAAAAGCCCCGCCTTTTTCATTCATTAGAAGGGAAGCTCATTATCATCATCATCATCTTCCTGCACCGCAGGAGCAGGCTTAGCAGCCTTCGCAGGAGCAGTGTTGTCGCTGGTTGACTCACTCTTTGCCTTTGCCTCGGCAAAGCCGACTTCCTCTGCAACGATATCAGTTACGGTGCGCTTCTCACCATCTTTTTCGTAGGTGTTATTCTGGAGGCGACCCCAGATGTTAATTGCGTTGCCCTTCTTGAAATATTTTTCAATGAACTCAGCAGATGTGCCGAAGGCACTCACCCGAAAGAAGTCTGCTTCTGGATGCTCCTGTCCCTTAACCAGACGGCGATTAACCGCCACTCTGAAATTTGCAACTTTATTGCCATTCTCGCCAATAACCTTTACTTCTGGGTCAGCGGTCAGCCGTGCGCCGCCCAGAAACACCTTATTATTCCACATCGTTATGTACCTCCGTCATATCACACATTGCCTTATAGGTTTTTCTTGCCGTATCGATGTCTGAAATCTTCTTGTAGTTTGCCGTTCCGCAAGCTTCCATGATTGCAGCGCCGACATCAGCCTTTGGAATACCAGAAGCAATGAGCTCTTTTGCCTTAACATCAATCATCTCGATTGCCTTAGCAAGCTTATCTTCTGCACTAACCTCTGCTTTTACCGGCTTTGTTTTAGGATCAACCCTCTCTCCAGAGTTTGCCCAGTCATAGATCTTCTCTCCATCTTTCTCCGTAAGGACTTCATAGCGTCCCTCAAAAATGTGAGTGTTGTCCTTCATTGCATCCGCAACATGAGTGTCCTGAGCAAGGTTGAAAGTGACCGTGAAGTTGTACTCCGTATTGTCTCTCTGTTTGAAACCAATGCCAACTTTCTTCGGAGTCTGCTTACCGTTCTTCTCTTCAAGGACATATTCGTCCTTGCCTCGAACGGTTGCAATAATATGGATTGGCGTCTGAAGGATCGTCTCCATAAATGCATCATGGCGTGGCGTGATTTTTGCCCAGTTGGTATAACTATTGCCTGGCATTTTATTATGCGTTTCAAGACAATAATCCCACTCATGCGTTGCCGAGTCGATAATCAGAACACTGTATCCGCCATCCACCGCCTCGTTAATTGCTTCAATGTAACTCTCCGGCGTATGTACATCAAGCTGCAGATCATCGAAATCAAATTCATCTGCATAGTAGCGGATACGACCGTTCTCTGTATCAATCGCCGCTACTCGACCTCCTGCCTTATTGGCAATACCTTTTGCGAGTCTCAGTGCCGTATAGGTCTTACCGCTACCGCTGGGGCCAGCAAGCAGGAGCTTAGTCCACACTTGCTCTCTTTTTGCTTTTTGGAAAGCCATAAAATCAACTCCTTTTTATTTTTGACTGGATGAACCAGTTTCCTCTGGAACTAAAAACTCAAGAAAATATGTAGATCTGTTAGTTCTATTTTCATCAAAGTTCTGATATTTGTTATTCCTTAAATCTGGTGAATCGTCCATTGGGATAACATAGTCGCAAATGGGATCTTGTTCTTTAATTTTGAAGATTGAATTCTTTGGTCGAATTACGATATCAGTTACAATCCTTCTCTCCCTCAAGTAGTCAAGCAGACGGACTTTAAGTATTGACTTCTTTTTTATCCCATTTGGCTTAATTGCGAGAACACCATGTTCGAGAAATGAGGATTTGTTACCAAGTGGCTTTGATTTACCATCATAAAAGATAGCCTCTCTGCCGCCTTTCAATGTAACAGAATCAAGATTCTCAAATTGAATCTCGATCAGCGAATGATCCCAAATCATGTTAATCGACCTCCTCAAGCTTTTCTATCAAGGGTTCAGGGTTCTTCGATTTTGCTATCTGTTTTAACTTGTCCGTCTTATCGTCGTACTCCAAAAGAAAATACATTGACCTGTCATATTGTTTCGTTGCGAGGAGCTTCATTTTTCCCATTGCCTCCTCATAGCGCGCAGCCAGAATAACCGAATCCTTAAAGAGCTTAACTTTTTTGACAACTTCGAAGTAGTTGCTCATGAAAGCAATTCGATAACGGCTTCCAGGAAATCTCCAAAGCTAATTGCATCAGCAGCCTCGCATTCATCAACGCACTTGCAAGTGGAACTACTGGAACCGTACTTTTCTTCGTATTCTTTCTTGAGCTCCACAAGCTTCGTTTCCGCTTCCTCGATGTCTTTCTTCGCCTGGGTCTTAGCTTCTTCCAGCTCCTTAGCAACGCGGGCTTCCTCGGCGTGCTTTTTCTCACACTCCATAGCTTCCTTTTCATTCGGATAAGCCTTACCACAGGTGTCGCAATAGTAATTTACATGCATAGTTTTTACCTCACTTTTCAATTATTTCAAAGATATGACCTTCATCTCGTTTAGTGAAAACATATCTATCTCTGATTTTGTACTGGAGCTCGTCCTCCCAAGTAACTTCGTAGGCAGCTCCTCCCCTGAATACAAACTTCATTTCCGGATCTACAACCGTTGTTAAAAATCTCAGGTACTTTTTCATGTTGAAAGTCCTCTGATTACTTCATCAATTTTGTGGGCAACTGCAATGAAATTCTCTTTCTCCCAGCCCTTCGAAGTCATTGCAGCTGTACCGATTCGTACTCCACTTGTCTGCATAGGACTGCGTTTCTCATTCTGAACACAATTCTTATTCAGAGTAATTCCATTAGCATCAAGAGCGTCCTGAACCATACGGCCTGAAACATTTGGATGGGTTTTTGAGAAGTCAAGCAAGAATAAGTGATTGTCTGTTCCTCCGGTCACAACCTCATAGCCCATCTTAATGAACTCATTGCACATTGCCTTACAGTTGGAAACGACCTTTTCGATGTACTCTTTATACTCAGGCTTAAGACATTCTTCCGCTCCGCATGCTTTGCCATAAATCATGTTCATCAGTGGGCCTCCTTGCGTGCCCGGAAAGACTGCACTATCGACCTTTTTTGCATGCTCCGGCTTGCAAAAAATAAGCCCGCCTCTTGCCGACCGAAGTGTTTTCTGTGTTGTCGTAGTGATTACATCAGCAAAGCCAAAGGGTGTTGGATGATGCCCCGTTGCTATCAAACCCGCGATGTGAGCCATGTCTACCATAAAGAATGGTTTTTCATCACCACACTCTTCGTCAATTATGTTTCTGATGCGCTCAAAATCAATAATTCTCGGATACGCTGATGCGCCGGCAAGAACAAGGTTCGGGTGGAACTCCTTGATTTTTTGGCGAATATCGTCGTAGTCGATGAAGCCGTTTTCATCCACACCATACTCTACAATTTTGTACAGTTTCCCGCTGAAGTTTGCCGGTAATCCATGAGTTAAGTGACCACCGTTGGATAAACTCATCGAAAGGATCGTGTCCCCTGGTTTAATAAATGCTGCATATGCTGCTTCGTTCGCCTGGCTTCCGCTGTGCGGCTGTACATTCACATGGTAGTTCGTGTTGAATAACCTTTGAAAAAGATATCTCGTGTAGAGCTCAAGCATGTCAACACAATCACAGCCACCGTAATATCTTCCGATATTCCCAGTATGGATGTAGTCAGGAAACATACTTTTGAATCGTTCAACGCTTTTCTTTTCCGGATAACCTTCGGCGTATTTGTTCATGAACTCTGTCCCGCACGCCTTAATAACTCTTTCATCCGGAAAATTTTCCGAAGCAATTAGCTCCACAACTTCACGCTGCCGCATTCGCTCGGCTTGAACAACTGCTTCTAAAAAGTTTTCTTTTGAAATAAAATTTCCTCCTTTACTACTTAATTGAAGATTCCTGTCTAGCTATCGTGTGTCAAAAATCATATGTATTTATCTCCTTTCTTCGGATTAGAACAACAATCTATGTTCCAGAAAATTCGCCAGAGTTGAGTGGGCGGATTTTCGTCGAAGGCGGCCTGTCAAGTGAAAAATAAAATTTCGTGAAATTTTATTTTTCTAATTTATTTTGGCCAGCAATGCTTTACTTTTGATTAAACCAAAAAGCACTCAAACAATATGTAATAAATAATGACAACATAGATTTGAGGGGAAATTCCCCTCTGAGGGTGGGCCAGGGTCACATCGACCAGCCCGGTTGGACACTTGGCAGGCGTAGCATTCTCCTTCGTCCCTTTTGGCTCATAGAGCGTGCGGTTGCTACGAAATCTACCACCTCAAGTGCTAGTTTGCTGCTTTTTAGTGTCGTGCAGCTCGACTCTCTCTAAATTGGAAATTTCCTTTTGGGCATGTTACTGCCCAATGGCACGGGCCCCCGGACTCGAACCGGAATTGCATGGATTTAGAGGCCAGCATGTTTACCAATTACTTGCAGACCCGCTTATGTAATAAAATCTGTCCGCTCAAAACAACCAAAACCTTGCGAACACCGCAAAGTAAACAACTATCGTAATTGCACCAGAGATCAGCGCAATCTTTACATGTTCGTTCATAAAATACACTCCTTTACTATTCTTTTATATCTTTCTGGATCTGACCTCTCCAGTTCAGCAAACGAAATCATATTGTCTTCTTTTTCAGGCTTATACCTGCCGGAGGCATCAAAAAAAGAGCCACTTATCCTTGCGGTAAAGTGACCCTCGACTTCATCATAAAAGATCTCTGCGTCCGGGAATCTTCCTTTTAAAATATATGCGAACTAATAGCAATTTCCAGTGAACCAGTGTTCGCCTGGTCTGAACCTCCGGCGAATAAATTCTTCTATCATAGCCATTCCTTTCTTCCTAGATAAGGCACTATTTTGTCTCGTCTGGATAAAATGTTCTGATGTAGTTTGCGTAGTCGTATTTGGCGTATTTTCTTTTCGAACTGGTTGCGCCACTTCTATCAGTGCCGTCCCAGCCCTGTTTTTGGGCAAATGAGTAAAATGTAAACATGCCAGTCGCATCGAAAATATTCTTTGTTTCCCAACAAGCTCCCGATACCAATAACGAATTAGCCGAGATTCCAGAACCAGCTTTTGCAGTTCTCTCAAAAATCTTATCAACTATGTGTTTCATTTTACTTTTTGTTGTCGGGTTATTTGTTCTGATTAAATGCCCATTATTGCATCGTGTTTGAGGATTCCGAATCGTGCCTTCTTTTCTGTAGCAATAAAAGATGCCCGTATCTCTAGTCTTTAAAACAAATGGTGCCACACACGGAGGAACTACATGTTTTTCTCCATTTACATAAATAGCATCTTCATGTACATCATCCACCATAATGTTTAAAATGTTCTCTATGGATATACCCTCAAATAATAACCAAAGAATAGTTGCATACTGAACCTCTGGAGTGTCTAGATGTATTGTAGGAAACCATTTCAAAAAGCTTTTAGACAATTCCAGCGGAGATTTTACAAGAACATTATTAAGATTTTTCTCAAAAAAAACAGGTGAAACAATGTAGTCAAGAATGTCATCAACTTGATATCCAATTTTTTTACCGTATTTAAAATAATATGTCAAAGGTATCTTAATATATTTATCTTGATACTGCGCCAAAACAGCTATTTTTTTATTTGCATTATCTAATTCTTCTAATGAAAAATCAATAAGCTCTTTGTTATATTTTGATTCCGCTTCTTCAAACTTTTTAAGAGCCGTATCACATAATCTTATTTCATGTTCACTCAAAGATGAGTATAAGGAATTCTTAAAGCTCACGAGGCATACCCCCATATATATTTTTATATGTAGAGTATAACACTTGCAATACGCAAAATCAAACCTTTTTCATTAGCTTTCCAGCTTTCTCCTAAAGAGATATCAATTCATTCATATTAAGAAACGAGATTGCGCTAGACGCTAATGTATTCGCAATAGCTATCTTTTTTAAGTTCTCATCGGAGATTGTCGTAACATATTTCTCGAGCTTGTCTTTTGGAAACGAAACCGGGTTTTCGCAAAGAGCAACACTGTCCTTTGGCAGTCCCGTTTCATCTGCAGAAAGCATAACATGAGTTGGAAGGCTTGTCTTTTTCATTACTGAAGTCAATGGAATTAGAACAACATTAGGACTATATTTGTTTCCTACATTATTCTGCCATACAATATGCGGTCTGTATCCGCCTTGCACCGAGCCATTGCTCGGCGTGTTGGCATAATAGACTTCTCCGATTTTAATATTATCAGCCATACTTAGCTCTCCTAATTTTGGTGGATTTTCTTTGTGACTTAATAATATCATATCCCCTAAATATTGCAATAGGCAAAAAGCAATGTGAACCTACTTATGTAGGTTCACATTGCACAGAAACATATCTATTGTTCTTGCCATAGTAAATTAGAAGTTCACCATCTCCAATAAGTATATCCGTGACATTTAGTAAAACAAACAACGGCTCATTTGTCTTGCTTTTAAAGCAAAGATGGTTCGTCCCTTCGCTGCATACCTTGCATCCATAGGCTTCTATATTTGCCATAAAGCCCGTAAAGCAATCATCGATTTTTAGTTTTGTCTTCATCCCTTTTGGTATGTATTCTTCTATCTCTTTCTCTCTAATCAATACCATTCCCTCCCAAATGGCGATTTTAAACTATTCTCTGCGGCCAATAGAGCAGATTGCTTATCGGGAAGTCTCTCCAGGTATATGGAACCTCAAACTCATTGGTTCCATCAAAATAAAACCGTTTGCACTCCCCCGTCTCCGTTGGCACAAACATCGCCCATTCATATGGCGGAATAACCTCCGTTTTACACATCGTCGGTTTCCACCCTTCTCTTCGCGCGATGTACCTAATAGCCATCTCCCTTACTCTTTCGGGTTTATCCGGATAATCCATCGGAGCGAAATCCCACATGGTAATTAGGCGATTACGGCTATTAAGCACAAAATCCTTTGTAAAGATTTCTTTGTATTTGCCGCGCAAATATCCTTTTCTCACAATAGCATATTTTTCGTCTAATAACTGGTCATACAGACCCCGCAGCTCCTCTTCTCTCTCCGGCCAGGGTTCTGCATATTTGTCGTCATTTATGTAATCCGAAAAATCCCCGTTGTAAGAAGCAAATGTTTCGATCTGCGGAGAAAATGTGTCCTCTTTGATGAGGTATGGCCTTGTATACCAATCCCGTCTATTGTCTTTATAAATTTTAGCGGTTTCTCTGTCCCTAAAATTATAGATTTCTTCCATCGGGTTGTATGAAAATCTATAGGACTGATACATTATTGGCTGCCAGTTCTCATATTTAGCAATTGCGAATTTTGCTTTACCCAAAAAATGAAAGAAATGATTAGGGCAGCAAGATTCATGCTCAAGGTATAGATACTTCTCAGCCTTTCCAATCATTCTAAAATCTGCATCGAGGCCAAATACTGAACGATATACTCTCTGAAGCTCTGCTGGGGAGCGAATAGCATGAATATAAGTGTCTCGAACTGTATAACAAGGATTTTCACTTAGCCACACTCTAGGGTTCGCTCCAACAGGTTTCCATCTTTCACGGGATGCAACGAGATTCATAGCCGCGTTTAATAGAATGTCATCCATAGCAACTGTATATTCTCCGCCTGTGTACTTAATAGCAGTTGCAATTAAGACATCCTTATTCTCTTCAAGAAATCTCTCTCTCTCAGAAGGCTGCATATTGCTTGGAGGAGATGTGGATAGCTTTCCGCTCTTGCTTTGCTTTTCCGTTTTTTCTAAAATTGCAGCGCTCAACCCCATTGCCAAGAAAATATCTGAATAATCGCTCATTGTCCCTCCTCGAACATTCGTTCTTTGTGCTTTTTATTGTACCGCTAATTATCTCCTGTGTCAACTGGTCAATCACACCAAAAAACATCTTCAATTTTCATATTAAGAGCCTTTGCGATCCGACACATAGTTTTCAGAGTCGGGTCGCTTTGCCCATTTTCAATCCTGTTAAGTTGCGCCTTACTTATCCCTGTAGCCTTTGCAAGCTCTCTAAGACTAAGATTTCTTGCGTCTCTTATTTCATGGAGCCTATTCATAATATCACCTCTAAGGTACCTTGTCCAAACAAGGTGATATCATTCTATAAGATAATTTTACCACACTGTGTGTCCCATATGTGGGACTATTAGAGGGTTTTATGTAAAAGTTTAATATAATTTATTGTTACTTATAGCTAATCTTATACTGTTTTAGACAATTCCAACAATATAAGATAGTTACCAAACGATGGTTTTCTATATCCATACTTGTAAGATTCTATAACTTTTTTGTCAATTCCAGTTATTTGGCTTATTGTGTCCGGGTAGTACAGTCCATATAAACTTTTCAACTCTGTTCTCGTATCATCAATACTCATTTCACAAAATTTGTTTTTTAGTCCCATCAATTCCTTAAAGTTACAGTTCATCGCTATAAACCTCCTTTAATTTATATTGGGCCGTTTCAATGTGGTCAATGGCCGCCGCCATCAACTCGTAAGCGTCCTCCATCTCCATATATCTGTCAGAGCTCTAAAGATTTTCTGGCATGTTACTGATTGCGGCCTCTTCCTCGCCACATACCCGAGAAAGCTGTTGTTTAACATCAATCAATCGGTCATTGATTTTCTCAAGTCTTGTCCGTCTTGACTTATTCATAAAATACCTCCAAAAAAAATGCACCCTTTTGGGTGCAAAATTAAACTTATTTTATTCTGGCGTTCCATTAAGAATATCTCTGGCGGATTCTTCATCGATGTGAAAAGTAAAGACGCCCAAAATCGTAATTTCAATATAAGTTGATTCTTCAGATTCCGCTCCAACCCAAAAGCTATCCGCCAAACTAAGTATCTCTTTTAGTGTTTCATATAACTTATTCTCTTCATCAAAACACAAAAGACATCCTCTAATGGTTATACCTGCTCCCATTAAAGGTAAGCCAATATTATATTCTATTTTGTACTCAGGCTCTGTCTCCTCAATCTTCTTTGCCAACTTAACCATCTTCATATATTGAAGGTATTTGTCCGGATGGAAGATATAAGCGCCTTTTTTCTTCGCCTCATCGTCTATCCGTTTAATCTCGCTCATTACTGCATCAAACTCGCCGCTTTCCATTGCGGCCTCAAGTTCAAAGTTGTCCAAATCATCACGCTCCTTTATTTTATAATATCAATAATCACAAAACATTTCAATAAGAAGAAATGGGATTTCTTTTTGTCGCCCCGCATTTTTTGCATTGTAAAGTGAACCCTGCCGTATCTGCACCAACACACTCCCATTCGTGAATACAACCAAAATTCGTAGTGCCTGTTTCTGTAGCAGTGCAATCACAGTGCGAGACCCATGGAGCATTTGCCCTGCCACACCTGGGGCATATCCAGCCATTCATAGGGAAGAGACCATTTATATTGCCGTAGGAACCTTCTGTACTTCCGGAAGTAACTATTTTAGTGTTTGCAGCGCAATTATCGCACTCACCGTCACAATATTCCCATGAACTCCCACACTTTCGCAATTCTTTACCCATAACATCACTCCTTCAAAAAAACCTAATTTCCAACGCCGTTATTTCTCCATTTTGTTTATACGCAAAAACTCCATATTCTCCGTCTCCATAGCCAGAAGAGCTATAAAAACCATCCTCTGTTATCCATGCGTCTCCACTGCTGGTTCGCTCACAAAACCCATGCCATTCATCATCGCTGTAATCTGGCTTGTTGTGAGAAAAGCCGGCCATTCCAGCATCAACACCTATAGTCCCTATTTCTTTCATATCATTTTGCCTCGGAATATTACCATTGTGATAGATGCCAATTATTCCAACGACATTATATTCGAATGGTGTTTTATCCTCGTGTTCGCCTTTATCTGTGTGACGCCAAATATAGCAATCATATTCTCCTTGTTTGATTTTCACATCGTTCATTCTACACCAAACATCTCTATCGTAGCATGGATCTGTGACATCGACGCTACCGTGGAAATTCATAGTGCCAATTTTCTTTCTACGCATGATGATCCTCCTTTAGTTCTGTTGTTTTATTTCGTCAGCCTGGGTTAGACAGCCAAGATTGGTACTTCCAAATTTGTTTTGAATCGTCTATAATAAATTTGCCATCGGGAAACCGGTGAGATTAAAAAGAAGGGGAATAATCCTATGGAACAATTGATTCGTCGATTGGTAGTAGGGTTTACTGCCCTGTAGCTGGCATCATTCGCATTAGAAACAATTGCCGGCTATGGCATGATGGCAGTAAACCCTGCACTTGCATTGGTGATTTCAATCACCCGCTTGGTTTCCGAATTTACTTTGGCGATCCTGGCAATGGTTGAACATCTCTTTATGATGTAAGTGTCCTGCCCACTCCTGACATAGTAGGTATGTCAGGAGTGATTCTTTGTATCCGTCCGCCCTTGGTATGGTCTCATCGCACCAGGGGCGACCTTTTTTCTTGGCTGCCTAAACCAGACTGACGAATTACTGATCTAACTAATTAGAAATGACAATCAAACAAAACAACCGCCCAGTCCTCCGGTTTCTTCCTTATTTCATTGATAAGCTCATCGTTTATGAATGAATCACAATCTTCAGTATTAAAGAACGCTGAGTTAAAATCATACACACCAGAAAGATAATTGGCGATGCTTTTCAGATGATAATAAATCATGCCGCCCTCCCCGAAGTTTGATCTTGGGCTATTCTTTATGATGTCCTCAATATTCATACTTGGACAATATTTCTTCAGGCTTTCAACATGGTGACGAAGTATATTCTCTTGCTGTTCTCTTACGACAAGAAGCTCATCAATAATTTTATCCGGTTCATCCCTACCCAGAATTACATTGCATGGATACTCGCTTTCCCATCTTCCAGCTGTGTCTGTTTCCCGCCAGTCGTATGCGTTATAATAATCTTCGGTTTCACTTTTTGCAACGCTTCTAATCTCTTCAATGGTCTCATCCTTGTCTTCAAGTTTAACTAGAATTCTGTGTAAAGCATGCATAATAATACTTCCTCCTTTATGGTATTCCATTATCCACAGCAGATAATATATAGATCATTGTTAATCATTTCTCCAATTTCGTTTCCAGATAGATTAGTGAATTTCTGAACCGCATTGATTATTCTTTCGCGTACTTCATCCATCCTTTCGCAAAATATAAACATACTGGTTTACTCTCTTCTGAAACCTAACTTCGGTAACAATGCAACCTCAGCTGCGTTTGCAATGCCAATGCAAGTGAAGTCCATAATGGATTTTGTATTTTCCGACTTATTCAGGTCAGTATTTGCGCTATCAACAATCTGTGGCTCATTGCATGCGTCAAATATATCGTTTGCGTAAACAATATACTTATCCGAAATTGTCTTAGTCACTATAACTGTGTAGGGTTTTTTCTCATCATTGCGTTCATTAACAACGCTCTTCCATTCGTTTGCCATCTTATCAAATGCCTCTACAAGTTCCTCAACCGTAAGGTCAATATCTGGCTCTTGGTTAGTCAAATGACAACTATTCCATTCAAACCACGGGTCGCTTGGGACGTAATCGGAGTCGAAAGTGTCCTCCGGAAGATATTTGTGTACTCTGCTTGGTATAAAATATGTTCCGTTCTCAAGACAGGAAATAATTTGTTCTTCCTGTTCTTTAGTTATTTTCCCTTTTACAACACAATCATTATATGTTTTCCAATTTCCATCATCTCGATAGACATAGCTAATTAAAGTATTCATTTCAGTTCCCCTTATCTTAAGATCTCCGCAATGCATATCAGCCGCAGCCGCACACATAAAGATCGTCATTGATCATCTTCTCGATCTCCGCCTCCGACAGGTCGGTAAGGCACTGAACTGCCTTGATGATCCGGCGATGAACCTCTTCTGCACTGTCCGGCTCGTTCTCCGTTCTGTGCCACGGCATAGAGGGAGGGTAATAGAAATACTCATTCCCGTCTCCGTCATCACAGAATGTGAGAGTGTCCGTATCATCACAGTGAGCCAGGAGGTCTCCGATGCGCCCGTCGAAGAAACTGTAGAGAATGTCTCTCAAGCTGACAGAGCCGGTTCCGTATGGTCTGTCCCACGCACAGGTCAGGCCCTCGAGATCAAGCTCTTCAAAGTTGCCCGTCCGTACCAGCTCGGCGATCTCCTCATTGCCCGGTAGCTGCTTATGCAGGAACCGAACCACTTTTTCCTTCGAGAGGTGCGGCTCAAGGCTGCTTGCGCAAAGACCGATCCCCTCTATCATCCAATAACACATACTCATTCTCAATCACTCCAATCGTCCAACTCATCACAATCCGTTGCTTCAAAATCATCCGACCATTCGATATCTTCTTTCCCATATCCTTCGACTTTTTGATACGCATCCTGCTCGGAGTCTGCCTCGATTGTCACCCACCCGTAACGGGCAAATAATACTTGATACTTTGCCATGTTTTTGCTCCCCTTTTTGTAAAATATTTTTACCACCTGATTAAGCTAACTTTCTTTAAGCACTCTTCACAAACATCTTTTTCAATACAATAATTTCCCTTGCCTCCTCTAACCTCAGCACGATTGCTTTCAATAAAAATCCCTTGTTCGTTCGCTGTAACTTTAGGGTAAATAATTTCACCGCAGCCTCGGCAAATAAAGGTTGCGGCTTTAAAGCGGTCTATGAATGCATTAAACAATTCAAATACTTCTCTGTCCATTTACTCCTCCCCCGAATATATCTTTCCTTTGTGTAAGCAGTCCCTTGCTTTCTGGCTCATGCCTACGAGCTCGTCTATCAGTCTTTTCAAACCTTCCACTGTGTTCTCGCCGTCATAGTCGCAACCAACAGCCCAAATCTGAAAGAGCCACTCGTCTGCGCAATCGGGTTCGCACATCTTGCAGCCAGTTGTTTCATCTGTCCAAGTCCTCACAGCTATTCCTCCAACTCAAATCCATTGTGGCAAAATCCAGTTACATGGCTTCCTCATCTTCGATGTCATTGAGAATCGTGATTTCGTTTGGTAACTCAACGCCGTCGTCATCCTCCGGGCCAATATACCACTGAATATAGAATTAACCTTTTATATCTTTCCAGTAGCAGTAGAGACACCCGTGGGGGCATCTCGTCTTATGTTTCAGCAGTTCAGTTTTCCCTGCATAACACATACAGCCCTTTCGTTGATACCCAGCCCCGTTTGATTCTGCATCCTCAGAAAATCCAAGCAGATTGAGGTCATAGTCTGAAATGCAGCCACAGGCAATCGGCTCCGTAAGACCGGGTTCTGCACAGGACTCAATTCGGAGAACTTTCCCGTTATCCAGCCCTTCCCAGAACTGCTTTGCTTGCCGCAGCATATCGTCCACTTTTGAAAGCTGTGCTTGGGACGGAGCGAAACCGTTATCGCCATAGGGAAGCGGCAATCCAGCCTTTTTGAACCGGCTTCTTGCGTGTGGATACATATCAATAACACTCACTCTGTAGCGCTGAAATCCCATTTCCATAAAGGAAATCATTGTACGGTATGCAACTGAAAGTCCTTTCTCTGTGGGGATGATGGGGTCGATGCGAATGACGATTTTCTCCATCGGGAACCCAGCTTTAGCCAACTCCATAATTGCGGCAAACTCCTCGTATGGAGTTGGTACATTAGGTTCCAAAGCAGAGTGCCCGTATCCAGTGATTGTTGCATGAACAATGAGTCTGTCTTTGTGTTCAAGAGCGGCATCGAAGAAATCTGGTGACACACACTTCGTAATAAGAACAGCAGCATCGACATCATCTAATTTCTCCTCCCAAGACAAGTCAACCCCTGCGTCGCCTGCTTCTGTAACACCTATTTTATATAGCGCCATATCATATCATCCTTTCATGTTGTCATACATTTCTTCTTTTAGAATTTACAATGGTGTGCTATCACGCCAAAAAATCCATGTCAACAAGGCATATCACAATGTGCAGCTTAATGCTTGCTGAGACAAATCTGCACACAGGCGGGAGCTACCACGCCATTGAGTTCAAGCGGATATCGGCCTAACTTTTCAGTACCGTGCTCGGGTTTAGCCTTGCGCAAAGCGCTATGTTCATCCGTCGAAGACTGTTCGCGATAAGGTTTTCTCTTATTTAACTACAGTCATTGCCACGATTTACTCCTTAGATGATGGCTGTCTCTAAGCCCACATCCCATTGTGTCTTTTTATTTTCTATTCTCTGAATTCTTCCCTTTTTCTTTTTTCGCAAAGAACTGTTTCCGCGCCTTCTTAATCAGACTGCAATTGTGGCAAGCATTACGATCCTTACAGAACCAACAACCGTCTTGACCTGCCCACCACCAGTGTGGCATTGTCGGAGGTTTTCTCCATTTTTTCAAATGTCATTCCTCCTTAATGCTCCTTAAACACAACCTGTTCGCCCTTTTTTAATGACCAACAGCCACCAGAAATACAAGCACATTCCGTACAATTACCGCCGCACTTTTTTGCATCTTCTCGTGCAGTTGTTGTGCCGTCCCTGTACAAAACATGTGCTTCTGGCAAATGAAATGGGTTAACCATTTTCAGGTCAACCCATGCGCTAAATATCATATGTAAATTAGGTGGAAGATCTCCAACATTGCTAAGATAGTGGTTCACTATCTCATATTTTTTTGTGAAGCAAAGAATCTCGCAATGTAAATTTCTCACCGCAATCGAAACCATCTTAATGAGATAATCCCAGTCAGGTATATCCCCACTTACATGGAATCGAAAAAACCTCGAAGTCATAATAGCTGCTTCAACCTCTCTCCAGTAGGTCTGCGGATCTTCTTCCAATATGGTAAGATTTCTGATGTATGAGTTTCTTACACTTGGTCGAAGTCGTTCAATCTTTTTCGCATAGCATTTCTTGCTGCAACCACACTTGATGCAAGTTAGCCCAGATGGAAGTGAGACACTTTTTATCTCGCCAAGTTTGCTGTTTCCTTTGCTGATGCATACACCCATATATCAAATCACCCCTTTCAAGCACTATAACGCTCAACCAGTAGCTCAAGTGTATAAATCTTACTAATGATCTCGGCTTTGTCACCTGCAGGAATGGTTGTATCAGCACTGATATCTCTATACAAAGATATCAAATGATCCAGGTAGCTTACCTCGCAAATTCTTTTATACTGGCACGGTCTATCGGCGCAGCAAGTATTTATATTTGCCATGAGTTAATTCCTCCCTTACTTAAAAGTTTCCAATACAACTCGGCTGAGTTCATCTATTACATCTTGAATAGAAGATCTATCTTCCTCAGATATTCCATGAACCTGTTCTAAATCCGCATCCAACTGTTTGATTAAAATCATGAAACGATACGCTACCCATGAATGCATAAAGCCCTCCTTCTTAATAGAAAAGCAGCTCTTTCGGGCTGCTCTTCGATACTGTTATTTTATTTCCTTGAATGAAAATGAATTGTTTGTAGAAGGTAACGCGGGAGCTTCGCTCTTTACTTGCTCCACATTTATGCATACTGGCTTCCTAAAAAGCGCCGTAATATTGTTTTCAAAGTCCCTGTCCATATTATAAGCTCCCACATACCAGTGTTTATATTTCAATTTCTCTTGCAGCTCATCAAAGAAATTGGTGATGATATTAGGAGTATAAAATCCAGGAGCTAAAGAAAGATGAATATTGTTAGGGGCATAATAGGTCGCAACATAATCTACTTCCCAATTGTGCTTTGCAAGATTTTCTCTAGCGTGCTCTATTGTTTCTTCTGTTATATTTGAACCTTCAAATTCGATTGGAGTATTGATCTCTTTAAAGCACTCAATAGGAAAGCCTCCGCCAAAAGTGAAAATCCTAATTCCCTTAAATTCAATGATTTCTCCTGGTTCTACGAGAAGCTTTGATCCGTAAAGTTTTTTTGTGTTCCATTCTGATTCAATTTCCGCTATTGCTCCATACCAATTTGTTGACGCTCCTTCGTGGAACTTAGTACCCCACATGCCAATACCAACTGCAAACGAGCGACGAATTATACTACTTGGGCTATAGACAGAAAAACCACATGACAGAACAAAGGCCGTATTATCATCATAATAGGTTTCATACTGTCCATACTCCTCATTAAAATCACTATCCTGCCAAGAAAAATAACAACCCCCAATAACCCAAATATCCGTTTTTTTCTTTCCCATAACAATATTATTTGGTGAATAAGACAAGTATTTTTTCAAAACAGATAATGGTGTATATTCCAAAGATGTCTTTCTAACTCGTTCAAAAATTTTCGGATCAAACGAGTCGTAAACCTTGCTCCATATCTTTAGTTTCTCAATTATCGGCATTGCCTCCTCAGCTGTGCAAAAGGTTAATCCGCCGTCAAATGATATCTTCGAATCATAAAATACCTCCGGTTCCTTCTCTTTCTTCTTAAACAACCTCACAACAACACCTCCAATATTTAAACTCTACCATATTTTCACTTATTGAGCAACCCCATCATACCATAACAGATGTCCAATAATCATCTCTCAGGAACCGCTGGAATAGGAATTCCATACTCAATAGCTGTATCAAGCCACACCTTCTCGTTTTCTTCCAGCTCAGCAATTGCCTCCTCAGTTGTAGCGCCTTGCCCAACACAGCCTCTCAAGCTCTTGCTCATTGCAACATAGAACTCAGAACTGGTTTTATCATTGCTTATTTTTTCAACCTCATAATCGAAAATCATATTTACTCCTTTATTCATGTTCTCGTTGATAAGCCTTCTTGTTTTCTGAGATGCTGATGTTCTCTATGAGAAGAAAAGCATCTCAGAAAACTTGAAGGATTTTCAAAGACCAGTATGAGCTGGGGCGAAAGGATCGTTCGATCCTGATCCTGAGCCTCCAGCGATTGTACCGGTATTGTCATATTCTTGATAAAACCTAAGAACCTTTTATATGTAAAAGAATTGCAACATGAATTATTTACTTCTGAAACAATGCCAGAATATCGTTATAGACCTGAACAACAACATCTTTTGCAGCGTCTACGGCATCGTATGTTACATTTTTAGCTATGGCCATCTTCATCGCCGTTTCCGAAGATGGCACGATCAAGAAAAGCACAATACCGATGATGCAAATAGTTGATCCTGTTTTCATTTTCCTTTTTGCAGATTTCACTTCTTCCTTGCTACACGCTTCATCAATAGAGAATGCACCGTAGCCAAGCAAAATAACCCCGATTACAATGCCAAAGAGAAGCGCTCCCCACTTCAAGGTGCCGGCACCATCAATCAGGTAAAATACCCACGGGTTAATTACAGGTTCCATTTTACTTCCTCCTATAAAAAGTTTTATCGGCGTAGATAGCTTCTTTGCCATCTTCGCGCCAAACATCACAATGTTCAACAATAAACGAGTTCATCGCCCACCATATATGAGACATAAACGGCCCATTGAAGTCCATCTCCAAGTTATTAAAGAGATAAATCTTTTTCTGCCCGGTCTTGAGATCCTCAAACTCATACCAAAAATCTACATGAAGCCCAGATTTGTCATCATACTGATAAAACTGAAATTTCTTCTGTCGCATAATAACCCTGCCACGCCACAGATCGTCCTCCGCAATAGAATTATTTATGCTTTTGGCAACACGATTTGCTGACCGTATGTATTTTTTGATTTTAAGGCTCGTGATCATTTAAGCACCACCCCGAAGCAAGTTGTGAGAACCTCGAGAATCGTCAGCAATACCATCGCTCCAGAAAAACCCGCATTGATAACAGCCCAACGATAGCTACTGTTGTCGTAATAGTTCTTTGTAAGAAGAACAGCCATAATCGTCCACATCACTTGCAAAACAATCGCAATCATTTTTCACTCATCCTTTCTTCCTTGAATATCCACTCGGTTACATCTATGTATTTCCGGCGTTTCCAACTATCTGTTAACTTAAAATGCTCAAAATATTTTCCACATTTTGAGCATCGGAACAAATTGATCATACAGGTCAGATTAGATCTGCCTACAAATTGAATATCATGCCTGCAGAATAGCCCCACAAATATTCCTCCCTCTGCAAATATTCATCCGAAAAAGTATCGCTGCAGCTCTGTTTCGTCCTCACCATCTCCCTGCGTTGTCCATGTGGAAAGACACTCGACACAACAATACATTCTCTCCGTCAAGCCGGAAGAGGTTTCATCTGAACCATACACACAGTGGCATACGAGTTTACCTCCGCACTCTGGACATTTAACATTAAACATTTGTCTTCTTCGCTCCACACCATGCCTCCTTATAATTATTTTTCTGAAGCTCGTGTACTACATAGCCGATGTATCTCCGACAATCAGCTCCAAAGCTGGCAACACTCACCAGCGTTGAAACCTTAATATTGCTGTTATGTCGATCACAGTCCTTGAATGGGCAACTCGTGTTGTCACAATATGTACGGTCTCCCATGTTGTCCTCCTTTACATCGCACGAAAATCTTCATATTTGATTTTCACAATGATGCGCTTGCCTGTGCGGTCTCGAAGCTCAACCGCAGGTCGCCCAACAACGCCTTCCATAAATGCTGTACCCATCGTGGACTTTGGATGTCCCTCAACAAAAGCAATTGCTTCGTCGATGGTACCCTCCAACACGATTGGGACTACATCAATACCAAGCATAGTTGCCGTCTGTTCCACCCATTTGCGCTCCTGATAATTCTCTCCGACAAGAACATCAAAAAGGATAAAAGACACATCCTCCCGATAATTTCCGCCTTTTTGGATTTTAGGGCCATATCCCTCGCCAAACAGAATGACCTGCTTCTCGCCGTAAGTCTGTTCAAAAAGCTGCTCGACCTCCGGAGTCGAAAATGTATTGTTAAGGTACTCTAAGAGGAACTGCGGGATCGTAGCCTTGTCCGTTCTGCCGGCAAAGCTAATGTAATGCCCATCCCAAATGACACGAATATTAGTACCATCAAATTTCTCTGTGAACTGCCACTTGCTGTCCTTGAGATACTCCACAGTTTCATTGCGCCAATCCCCACGGATAAGCTTCTTTGTTCCGGTAGTGTCTCTGTTAAACACTGTTTCAATTTTGATATACTCAATCATTCTTTTCCCCTCCTAAAAGTTTCATTAAATCATCTTCGAAGTTCTCAATTTCTACTGTTCTGAGATCTTCAACATCAATTAAATCGTTCTCCGTGAACCCGTAGTATTCCAGCTCCATAGTGTCCTCCATGAGAATGACTTCTCCAGATACAATTGCATACGCGTAGCTGCCATAGTACCAATCCCAATTTCCTATACCCTCTTCTTTTAAGGCGTCAATCAATTCAAGCCGCAAATCCAGATCCGGATTATTACATTCGTTAAATCCACGGATCGGATGCTTTTCCATTATTTTTACATCAAGCATGCTTAACCTCCTAGCAGAACCATCAGTTCATTCTCAAAATGATACTCTTCGCAATCTTCCACAAAGAGATCTTCGAAAGTGATGCACTCTGATTGCTCACAAATATCATCTGTAACAACATAATTATCCTCATTTATGAAATACAACAAGGACGAATTAAACTGCCAATAACTGTGGTTCCTTACGCCTGCCTCTTTCAAAGCCTTTTGAAGCTCATCAGCGTCACCTCTTTTTAATGGCCCGCGAAGTGGTTTAACCCGCATCAAGTCAACATTTAGCATGTTTACACCCCCAATAGATTAAATAGTTCCTTTGAGAAATCCGGTATAGCGGGCTCAAAAAGATCGAGATACGAAATAAAATCACTCCGGTTTATTTCTGTACCAAATCTAATATCAAGTCGATTGCCATTTATTTTGTATAAAGATGTGTAGCTATCCATCTGCCATCCGTCGAAATTGATTCCCGCATCTTTCATTGCTTCAAGTATTGCTTCTCTGTATATGCCTTGTGGACAGGTAATCCAGTTATTCCGCATCAAGTCAAGGTTTGCTTCCATTTAAATCAACTCCCATTTTGTTGTTCTTCCGTTAACGGCCATCGAAAATAACGAGACCTAAGCAAATTAACATCCAACACAATTAACTCCTCCTATTTATTGCAACCTGAGATATCTGTTCCAAGTTCAGATCGTATCTTCGTCGTCTTAAGTTGAGCTTCTGGCCAAATTAAGTCGGATTTGACTTTAGTTTGACTCACCAAGGTGTGAACTCATGTACTGTTTATCGGACTTTGACCTACTAGATGACCTCGAGCAGCAAGCTGCCGGCCTTCTCGCCTTCACTAATCAGACTCCCTGGCGTCCTTCTTGCCCTCACAATGAATTACAGTCGGTTAAACCGGACTGCTTTAGCCGTCGCTAAAAATATCGTTGCAATTTTTTTAATTATTTATTTTCTGAGAAAAGCTCGTCCACCGTGGAATCAAGAGCAGAAGCAATTTTCTGATAGTTCTCCAATCTGGAGCGAGTAAAGTTCTTTTCGATTTTGGAAACGGTAGCGGTACAGAGCCCAACCTTGTCGGCAAGGTCTTTCATGCCGTAGCCTTTCTCCATGCGCTTCTTCATCATTTCATAATTGTGTTTCATAGTTAATACCTCCTTAAATGTTGACAAGTTAGCAAAAATATACTACTATGGTCGTAGCACATTCTTTCTGTTTCATGGTGTGCCGCCGCCCTCCATGGGCGGCTCCTTTCTTTTATTCGTCCTCTTCGGTGTAATCTACCCAATAGATAGGGAGATTGATCCAATCTTCCTCACCGTCTGCCTTAGCATAAAAGAAGCCGCCCTCGCCAGATTCTCTAACTGTGGCAACTTCTTCTTCGGTAGCTTCGCGCCAATTTCCTTCGCCAAACTCGGCATTAAGTTCATTCTCGAGACACTCTTCAGAACAATATGTAACGCAATCGTCTTCGTTGTAGTATCCCTCGTTAATTTTTTCTCCACAGCAAGCGCAGGTCGTCTTAAAAACGGGGATTGCCAGGAATGCATCGATTTTCTTTATGGCTTTGTTCAAATCAACTCCAGTGCTCTTGATTTGAATTGTCTTACCATCTTCCGCAAGGTATGCTTCCATACCCTCGCCTATCTCATCGGCGGAATAAATAGTTTCTTTATCTTCCATACCATTGAGTTTAAGATCAATGATCAGTCTGAGTTTTCTTGAAAACATTTCACATCCTCCTTAATTATCTAAAAGTGTTTGAAGCTCGTTTGAAAAATCATAATCGTCAGATGAACTTGACATTTCAATCAATTTCTCGATGGTGATAACTGGATATGGCGAATCGTGTAATGGAACGCAAGACATTATATAACCGCCTCTAGTCTTCCTTAAAAAATAACTGCCATCAGACAGACAATCCCATTTCATACAACATAGAAAAGATTCACCATCGTGAACTCTTACAGCGTGTCGCATTGTATTCGCCCATTCGCGAACATGCCCATAAAAGCACACAGCATACTCCTTGAGCAGATCTAAATCAATGTAAGGGTAATCCATAACATTCCCTCCTTACATTCCAAGCAACGCTGCAAGCTGTTCTGAGAAATCTTCCTGCGGAAGAGACATCTCAACGAATTCGTCCCATGTTATTGCTGGTCTGTCTTCTTCAAAATTACACAAGTTTCTGCATAACATCGTATTTTGCACGATATAATACACCGCTCTATCACAATTCCATTTCATGTCGCAACTCAAGAGACCCGTATAACAACGAACAGAGCATTTCATCGTATCGACCATGGTTCTACTCCAATGGTCAATCTTCAGAGCATATGTCCTCAACAAATCCAAATCAACATAAAGATATTCCGGCATACTTATACCCCCTGAATTCCAAGAATCACATATCCGTCTTTAACAAAATCTGGGTCGGACAACGCATAGCAGATACGCATTGTCACAGACTTTCCGGTATATTCACCGTTATACTCTTTCAGAATCAGAATATCTCCCACACGGAAGTCTCTGTCATACTTACGAACCTCAAAAGTCTTAACTCCGTTCACTACATCTCTGTAGTACGGTGGCCAGATTTTTAATTCATGTATCTTCGGATTCATACGGCTGCACCTCCTAACAGTGTCATAAGCTCTTCTTCGAAAGTGAAAGGCTCCTCTACTTTGGCTTTCTCAAGGAAAGCAGGAACAGCCCATTCGATTCTTTCACTGCCAGAGTTCATGTGAATACAAATGCGATACTCGCGGTCACTGAAGCCAATAATCTCAATAAACTCCACATAACTACTGTCCCGATATCTATTAAGTCTCCAGGGCAATCTTTGATGGTTTACGATTTGCACAACATCTCCAACTTGAAACTTTCTCATATACTCCCCTCCTTACGCAGCAACATCGTCTGCCATCATCTTGATGACATCGCAATGATACTTTTTGTTGTACCAAGAGATCACATAATCAAAATACTCAGGCTCCACATTGCTATAATAAGAAAGCTTGCCACGCAGAGTCATTACTTCTTCCGGCGGCCAGCCCTTACCATCTTTTCTTGCAACTATGTAGTTGTTCAGCATCGCTTTGAACACCTTTTTATTTTCGTGTCCAACAGTGATTTTGTTGTCTTTGTTGATCATCAAGCCAAGACACCAGTTTCGACCTGCTCTGCTGCCGTAATGTGTTTTTTCTTTCTTAATGGCATATGGCGCATCAAATTTCTTAAATACATCGTTCATCATCTCGATGACGCCCATGAACAAGAAACCTTTCTTGGAAGAAACCGTAGCATCATCGGCGTAGCGCGTATAAACAAAATCGTTGGTCTCGCTAGCTCTCAAACGGCGAGAGATTTCATGGTCGATGGGAATCATAATGACATTAGTAAGAAGCGGAGAAATCGGAGTTCCCTGCGGCAGTCCACCATCGAGGAAACAGAGAGAGATAGCATCTCGTAGCGCTTTCTCGCCATCCTCATATTTAACAACCTCGCAGAAAGGATAAATCACGGATAACATCCGCATTGTGAATTCCAATGTTGTCGAACCAAAGAAATTACTCAAATCCGTCTTGAGGTACCAGTTGCTGTTGTTTTTTTGGTGAACTTTCAATGCATCTGTAGTGCTTCTACCCTTGATATAAGCAAAAGCAGCCGTATGATATAGAACCTTAAAATCATTCTCGAAGATTGCCTTGAGACTATACAGAGCTTGTTTCAGTTCGTCATCCGGCGCATCGATCTGACGCCAACCGCCGGATTTCTTTGGAATTTTGAAAGAATTATAATGTTCTCGCATGTTGTTCGCATTAAATTTCGGCTGGTAAGTACGATTAAAACTCTTCAGCTTCCCGATAAGATACGGTGCTCGCGCCATTTCTATTAGCTCCTGGGGGAGCTTTTTGTATTCGTAGGTTCTTGTGGATGTCCCGAAGTCCACTCCGTTAATATACGGGCTGAGATTTTTCACACCAAAGAGAACATCCTCAAGGGTAAGTTGCTTCTTTGCTCTTGTCATAAATGTGGTTACATATGGCATATAAAAACTCCTTTCTTTTGTATAAAATAAAACAGTCTAAAACACTTTCCTGATGTCGCTGGAGGCGCCTGAAGACTCGCTGGTCTGCTAGTTGCTGCTTCTAGTGACGGCGTTTCGGATGAAATAAGGCCATCTTAAGCGTAGCTTTCTGATGGTTTGGCCATTATTTTGCCATAAAAGACTGGCTCGAACCTGCCCGAAGCGTTCGAATCAGCTCCGGCGAGCCTCTTGTCTGTGACTATGCGTACCATTCGGTTATACCAAAATGCGCTCAATGAGCTATAACACTGTTTTACTTTTGCAACCTAAGATGTGCGCGATGATCAACTACCGGGCCACTGCCCAGTGGGCTAGGATTCCCAGGCTGTGTGATGCTTGTATTTGCCGTGCGTTGGTTTCTGGATAAGTGGTGAATATTAGCAGTTTGTTGCTTTCGCAGTTAACCTGTGTCTGTCTTGCTTAACGATGATATTCCACTTCACCTCACCTGAGCCAGGTACCTGAAGGATGCCTCCGCGGTATCCCGTTCCTTTCGGCTGGCAATTCAGTACATTCGCTTAAAACGAAATGCTTTGTTTTGAAAACAAAAATATCGTTGCAAAAAAATCATTTAATAGGTATCAATGGCAAAATTAAAAGCGTCCACCAGAATAATCTTCTTAAGGACACCTTTATTTACAAAGTTTACGAAGTTGGAAACCCCAAAAGAAACGATAGTCCAAATCGTTCCCGCAACTGAAAGAGATACATTGCAGGCAGATACAGGAGTTGCCGCTCTTGCTTCCTCCTCGGTAAACTCCATAGAGCGAAGCAGATTGTCCTGCATCTTAGGATCAGACCAGTTGGCTGCGTAGTGTTGAGCATCAGTAAGCCGTGTCCGGAAATCAAAGACAGCTTTGATGTTCATGCTTGTTGCGTTTTCCTTGACGATTCTCCGCCGAAGCTCAATGCTATCTACGCAGAGGAAAACATATCCGCTCAGACGCTGCTTGTCATATCCCTTATCAAAGATTTTCAGCTCTGAATCGATATCAGGATTGATTTTGTGGAGCATTTCGGCGACTGCTGTAGTCTTGGGCTTTCCAATATCCTCAGTCGTAAACATCTGATTGGCAAGGTTATGTGCCTCAACGACATCGAAGTCGTAAAGAGAAATGTTCGTCAAACCCAACCGAGCCAAACAAACCGCCAAAGTAGAACCGACGCTGCCACAGCCGATAATATGGATGCGGGTCTTCGCACACTTGTCCGGATTAAAGAACTCGAAGCTCTTTGACAAATCCATCATCTGCATATTCCTCCTCTAAGTCAATATCTTCGGTAATTCCACCACTTATGACCTCAGCTTTTACCAAGTTCGTGGCTTTGGAATAATCCTCACTTTTGTTTTTTTTATTCTGTTTCTTACCGTAGTTGCCATACGGATAACCATAGTCGTCCCAAAAATCTTCCCATCGACTACCGCATCCTCCGTAACCACCATATCCGTAATCATAAGTACCGCTCTTTGCAGAGCCCTTATACGATCCTGTGCCCAGATATGTGTAGGTCTTTGTCTTTACGAGTTTTTTGGAATCCTCGAGGAACTCGCCGCTATCGAACTCAATAGAGACATCAATATCACCATTCTCGTAGAGTACATTGTTGGCAAGGTCGTAAATCTTAGCATTGTGCTCGTTCTTTTTATTCCAAATCACAAACACCCAAAATGTATCAGGTGAGCTATTCCCTACCCTGGTTGCCTGGTCAGTGAGATCAGTACCACTCGGGCTTGTCCCCATATTTACATGGCTGTGACCTTGGAAGCGGATACGGTTGTAGTCCTCATCGGGAATTTTCTCGAGAAAAGCTCTGTGCTCATCCTCATCCGTGTCCACATTCACACCAGTAACGACTTGCGGGTACACAAAAACATCTGAGATTTTGAAGCCGGCATCACCCACTCTGTCTACATATCCATACCAAGCCACCTCAGAGTCAAAATTGTTAACCAAAGTAATCATCTTGGAATAGGCTTCGGGGGTGAAAATAATCTTCGCTTTACCCGTCTTCTCGCTTTTGAACTCCTTGGTGTATGTAAACTTGCCACCCTCGAAGCTCTTAGCGGATGAGATCTTCTCCGTGAATTCTCGAATCATTTCCGCAATTGTCTCTTTGGGAATGTTAATCATCTTAGCCATTCTTCAACACCTCCATAGCTTCTTTCACGGTATGCACCGAACCATCCTCGAACTCAATGAAACGCTCATTAGAAGAACAGATCTTTTCAATGAAATTGGCGCCAACCGTCGAGTCATCAAAGTTGATATTGTGAGTAGAACCAATAGCCTGTTCAACTGCCCCAAGGTAATTTCTCTCGCCCATCATACGATCAATGATTCGAGCATTACCACCCATGCAATGGAAACCGCAGAGATGAGGGTGAGGCAGATAAGTCTTGAGCTCTGCCAGATTTGTCTCTCTTTTATCTGGTCTCAAGGTACCAGCAACATCCAAGACAAAATGTGCCCAGGTGCGAATCTTGAATTTCGGATTCTCCCCAAAGACGCTATCCAAGAACAGCTTCATATCATTTTTGGACTTGATGTTCTTCCGCTCGCCATAGTTACCATAAAAATAGCTGTATTCTTTATTGAGGCAACGCTCGAAGCTATCCTCATCAAAAGAGTCCAAATAACCCTTGACATAAAAGGAGATAAGCTCTTCGTCCGCATCTTCCAGGATGAGATCCTTGCACCGGAGAAAGAACTTGAGAAATTCCCCTTCGTTGCCATCATTACGGCGAATTTTTTCTTCAAGAGCCGCAATTTGCAGGGTGTTAAAATGGTCTTTGTCGTAAAGGTCATCGAGCTGCCGAAGAAGATTCTCTATGCTGCTCTTAATTCTCGTGTATTCACTTTTCATTCGCGCCAACGAACTCTTCTCGAATTTCACATCAATGTCACTGAGAACAGAGCGGATGAACATCTCACGCAGGTCAAGACGGTCATACAGTTTCTGAGATGCGTCAGCAAACATATTTTCATCATTGCGAGAAATCGATTTTACGAGATCAAGCTCGTCGTTGTCGAGAGGCTTGCCCGCAAAGGTCGCAGGAAAAAGCTTCTGCACAATGCAAGCCAGCATACGACCAAATGACGAATCGATCTTTTCGCTGTAGATGATGGAACGATTATTGTTTTCATCAATAAATGCCCAACCGACATCTTTTTGTTTGGAAATGAAAAGACTTACCAGCTCATTCTGCTTGAAGCCAGCCGCAATAATGTCAGATTTATTCTCTCCAAGCCAAGACAAAGCGTTTTCGCCGGAAATCAAATAGACCGTGTTCCGCTCAGTTGGAATTGCATAATTGCTGTTTGCAATTTGGAGGTTGTATGTATTTTCCTTATCTCTGGGGTAGACCAGTGCTCTCAAGACATGGGAATAACACTCCTCTCCGCCGATTGGTGTTACTGGGATATTGGTGCAAATCGTAGAAAACTTGTTGTCCGTAAATGCTGTGTTGCGAATACTTCGAATCATTTTACATTTCTCCTTTATATTTTATTTTATGAATGGAGCTGGCGGACGGACTTGAACCCCCGACCTGATGCTTACAAAACATCTGCTCTACCTGCTGAGCTACGCCAGCAATGGTAACTAATTTGTGATTAGGTTCCTTTGCGTGAAAGACGGCACGCAACAAATAAACCAATTGACATCACTATGGTATCCATCACCGCTGCGACCATATTTTTCGGAATCTTTACTGCAAGGGGGATAGAAAAGAGCAAGCATTCGACAGCTGTTTTAACAACGCCGACGCCAAGTAAAACTGCCACACCGGTTATTACAATGTTTGTCCCACACAAACTCTCATTTTTCTGGTAGGCTTTCCCACAAATGATCCCAATCAGAACATTGCCAAGCATCCAGCCAAGTGGAAACCAACCCGAAGAAAGCAAGCTTACGACAGTACACCCCGCACCGCCTACAATCGCGCCGCCAAGCATTCCGAACCTCATACAGCAAACCGCAAGCACTATATACCCAAGGTCAAGCGAAATATGGCCAATGCCAATCGGTATTTTGAGCACCATACTTACGACAACATACAGTGCAATACCAAGTGCAATTTGGCATATCCACATAGTGTTTTTTCTTATAGAATTTTCTTTAGTTGGTTTATTCATCAGTCGATTCTCCTTTCAACTTTTTACTGTCTACATATACCTCTATTGCCCTGTGATGCGCAAACTGCTTAAGAAGTTCGTCAAAAGATACACCATTCACTTTTGCGTCCACTTTCATTGCAGAAAATTGATCTTTATATTTCTTAACCATGCTCTCTAAAGCGAGAAAATGTTCTTTGTCTTTCGGATAAAAAGCGATATCCTCAATGCAAACTTTGCTGATATCTTTTTCGTGGTAAATCGCTCTCCAACAATTTTTACATGGTTCATCCTCCGGCGATAATGAGAAGTTAATACAATCACCGCAATAGACAGTAACTCCATTCACCTTAATTGGCTTTACCATTAACCATACCTCCCAAAAAATATTCATTGGAATAGTAACTAACTTTTTATTTCCATCTCTGTTAACATTTTAAGAATCCTTCTTTCACAAATTCCTTTGGTGGAAGATGTGTCCACTCTGGTTTACGAATGAACCGAAATTCTCCCGTTCCGTTTTCTATGGAACTAATAAAAGTTCCTGAGATTACAAAATTTACACCTAAAGGCAAAGAATAGTTTGTTGCTCTAACGAAATTATAACTAAGAAAATCATCCCAGTAAGAAAATGCCTTACGCAGAAAATTTGCCGCCTCTTCAATGCTGTCACTCACTAAGTAGCCAGAAGTAAAACTGCCATCCTTTTCATTGCCTCGGTAGTAACTGCAATTGCGAAATTCAAAAGTCATATGTTCACGCCCTTCTTTCCCGTAGTGATTTTTTATTGGAGCTGAAGCCCAGACTTGAACTGGGAACCTGCGCTTTACGAGTGCGCCACTCTACCTTTGAGTTACTTCAGCATATTGCCCCTCCGAAGAGGGGCATGAGGTATTATCAGGCGTTGGAGGTCTTCGCAATGCAGGACAGGCGGCAGGACTCAGTAATGCCATAGGAGGCAAAAGACTTGTCCATCTCACCGGCACGCAGCGGAGTGCCGTCCAGCGCGGGGGTGGCGGTAGAATAATCTACATTGTTCTCATCGAGAACCTCTCGAATGGTCTTCTCAGCGTCCACGAGCAGAGTCTTACGATCCATGTTGTTAGTCAGAGTAATGCTTACCATAATTTTTTCTCCTTTGTTATGTAAATTTATTTTTTAGGGACATAGTTGCGCCCCGCAGCGGTTAGCCACGGGGCTTGATTGTGCTGTGATGTTTACGGCTTACTGGACATCGATGGCAGCCTGAACGGAAGCAACCTCAGCCTCGATCTCGGCGAGAGTAGTACCAAGAGTCTCCTCCAGAGCATTCATCTTCAGGATGATGGCACCGAACTTGTCCTCAGCGTAGGTTTTAGCCTCGGTGGCAGACATACCGGTGGGGATCATCTCGGTGTAGGTCGCATAACCATTCTCATCGTGAGAAGCGCTTACGAACACAACACCATTCTTATTGGCGCTGGCAGTCTTAGTGCCAACATCAATGCTGAAAACGGGGTTCTTTTCCTTGTCGCGCAGAACCAGAGCATCGGGACGATACTTCTTAGTCTTACGCAGGGTCTCCAGCTTCAGGCCGGAAGTGAGTACGAGTGCGTCTCCGTGGATAGTGATCTTAGTCATAGTTTGACTCCTTTCGCCCATTTTGGGCATTAAAATTATTTATGTATAACCCTGTCTGGGTTTTACAACGAAAGTATGTTCGAGAGCTGGTCAAAAAAATCTTCGTATGCAGGTTCAGGCTCTACGCAGTCAACATTAAAACGGCGGTTGATTTTCTTCGCTCCAGGGATATCACAACTCCATAAGCCTTTAAGAGTGTGATTATCGAACATGATTGAAACAACAGCCGGGCTATATATTTCAACAACCTCACCAGTCTCTCCAATGAAATGACTTTCATCTAAACCACTGTGTGGATTTTTCTTAACAACAACCACTCTGTCGCCTAATTTGAATTTTGCCATTATCATTCACCTCCAAGTAATTTTAGTAATTCTTCCTCGAATGATGGTTGTTCTTCCTTTGGCAAAAGGATTAGCTCGTCATTTGCAACATATCTAAGATTTTCCATGCCGTACTTACACCATAAGTGGGCTCCATTATCTTTTGTCGTAGCTACATCAAAGGCAACAGTGCTACCAAAGCTATTGCCTCTAACCACTTCACCGACAGCGCCAACAAGCCCATTGGTAGCATATATTTCATTGTGCAGTACTCCGATACATTGAACCTTATCGCCTACAGAAAATTTCATTCGGTACTCCCTCCCAACAATTTAAGAAGTTCGTCCTCAAAGGATTCTATTGGAGCAACTAACCGGATCTCATTTTCAAGAACCCAGCGGCAATTAGGATTATTATTGTCAAGCTCCCAAGTGGACTCATAGGCATCCTCGAATGAGATGCAAAATTTTGCATTCAATATTCCATTGACATTTTCCGGCTCATCGAAATTAACATCAATAACAGTTCCAACAGCGCCAATTAAATCGTCACACGCATAATCGTCGTATGCAATATTCTTAACAATTTCTACATTATCGCCTACTGAAAACATCTTCTTACCTCCTTTTCAAAAGTGGGGTTCTTCCCAGTCATGCACCCCTCGACTGCTTACTTGAAAGGAAAGGAGAAACACCATGAACAAGATGGTGTTGGGGGAATGTTCGGGATTTGAACCCAAACTTTCCATGTAAAGGCGGCTGTTGCACGCTCTAGAAACGCATCGAAACCGCTAATCAGGGACAGTGCAAGCACCATCCCTTGGAAGGCAAACCCTTTGACGCAACATTTAATTCTCACTTACTTGGCGGAGAGTATGGGATTCGAACCCATGGCTCTGACGAGTCACCGGTTTTCAAGACCGGCTCCTTAAACCGCTCGGACACCTCTCCAGGTCTAGCTGGTTTTTCCAATTCAGATTCTCAAACCAGCAAAGCATCTACGCAAGTTTAATCCGTAGCCACTGGATAAACTTTTTCGACCCGCAGGGTTAGATGCTTTACCCTACTTGAACACTTACGCAGTTCCCAGCGCCTTACTACAAAATTTTCACTCCATAGCAAGGGTCTGAGCGTTAGGCAAGCTGTGTACACTATTGGCGAATTTATGCCATGCAATTAGCACTCACCCTGCGGAATCGTACCGCACCCTCATAAACCGTACAGTATTAAGAACGGCCATTCCTACCCTCGGTGGTTTATGATTCGAACCTCGCTTTGCTGTATTGATGAAGGTTTACGACCCGTGCCATCCAGCAGTTCACACGAGAAGTGTGGGTTGAAGATTTTTAATCGACCATTTAGCTAGCTCTCACTTCTTGGATTAGCGACCCACAAATTGATCGGTTGGTTTCGGGTGGACTTGAACCACCGACGCACTGGCTCCCAGCTGCTCTACCTACTGAGCTACGAAACCATATGATGGAAGCTTCCTCCGAAGAGAGGTTTACCAACCCAGATGCATCTTGGGGTTCCCTTTTATGCCCGAAAGGTTTACCCGTAAACTAAAAAGGGTTCCGTGAATCTTTATTTTACAGATGCTACTCTGATGGAGTGATCGGCGGAACATAACCATATCTCCAAGCTGGTACGCCATCAGGGATTCGAACCCCGAACTAGCCGGATATAAGCCGGATACTCTGACCGTTGAGTTAATGGCGCATTTAAGCAGGCAAGCCTTGGCACCTCTAAACGAGGTGCCGCCTGTTGGTTCGATATGTATTGATTTCTTCTTGAAGCTCGTCCATGATGTCGGTAAGGATCTCCACATAGTTTTCATCTTGGCAGTAGCGATAAGCCACATCTTCAAGTTTCGAACCTGTGTACTTCCAGGAATCTGGATTGTTGTATTCCAACAGCCCTTCCGCAATGAACCAGATACATTCTTCAACGGAGTCGAACGACCGGAAACTGCCATCATATTGACGCCAACCTCCGATGTTGTTTTTCTCCTTGAAGTAGGTTGATGTTCCCCATCCGCTCTCCAATCCGAATTTTGCAAGTAAGTACAGCGGGTTTATTCCGTAATACTTTCCTGTTTCGAGGATTGTCCAAGCATATGGGGACAGCCCTTCTCGAAGATTTGTCAGTACATACTCGAATTCTTCCAATGTGTAGTCCGTTTCATCGGTAAAGACTTCGTACCCATACGCCGGAACTACTATCAGAAGCGCTAAGAGGATTGCAATGATTTTACGCATTTAATACCTCCTGTGATTTTGCCCTTGCGGGCTGGTCGGGATGACAGGATTTGAACCTGCGACCTCGTACTCCCAAGGCACGCGCTCTACCAAGCTGAGCCACATCCCGATGTGGTGGGAACTAAGGGACTCGAACCCTTGACAAACCGGTTATGAGCCGGGGGCTCTGACCAGCTGAGCTAAGTTCCCGCAAAAAGGAGCCTACGGTTTGATGCCGCAGGCTCCAGTAATGAGGTGGTGATGCACATCCCTGCATCTGGGGCTCTTTTTTCGGCTTGCATTTCGCAAGTCGCCTCTCGCACGAGCAGTGCTAAGGTTATCTCGAAAGGAGGTGCGGGGGAATGACGACCCCCGTGGTGCCGCTGGCGGGATTTGAACCCGCACGATGTTTCCACCGAGGGATTTTAAGTCCCTTGCGTCTGCCGGTTCCGCCACAGCGGCATTTTAATCATCTCTTCTTACACACTCCCCATCAACAAAGTGATAGTCTCCAGCGTATACACAATCAGCACAGTCGTTTATCTCACTCCCGCCGAAAGGGCAAAGAAGTTTCTTTGCATTAAGCTTATATTGCTCGATAAACTCATCGACCGTTAATATGTCATAGTCAGCATATTCCCCGGAATTTATATACCAGTCTAAATCGTCAAACCCATCATACAGCATCAATCCATCTTCCAAGATGCTCAATGAAATGGTGTCGTGATTTGAGCTTCCTATAATTTTAGATCCAATGCCCCGGAGAGATTCTCTTGGCATAGTGCGGAGTGTCGGGCTAAAAGCCATAGCCACCATTCCGAAGAAAATATTCTGGAATTCTTCAACCGTACTTTTGCGGTTAAAATGCACAAGCAAATTTCTTTCAATTTTCATTTCATTCTCCTATCAGAGCCATTAGTTCATCCTCAAAGATTATTGGTTCCCGTAGGTCAGGGCGAAAAACATCAATGAATTCATCGATAGTATAGACAGGCGCTCTTTCATAGCCGTGCTCCTTATACCAAGACAGAGAGCAATAACCTTCCCATGTGATAAGATCATCATCTGAAACAACAAGAGATATAGTATCATCCTCTCTTCCAGAATCAAGAATATTTCGAGCCACTACGGAATGTATATCGACTGCGAAGAACTTTTTCGTGCCATTTCTATCATAAACTTCTGACATCGCATCGAAGAATTCCGATTCTGTCATCTGTCTATCGAAGTGAACGAGAATTAAGTTACTCTTATTCATTTTACCCTCCTAACAGTTGCATCAGCTCGTCCTCGAATGGCTCAGACTCTTTAATGCCAAGAAGCTCAAGAAACTGATCAAGGTTGATTTCAGTGTAACCTGATATATAATGGCTTCCCTCTGGAGTATGATAAAACGCATTTTTGGCATGTCCGAGATATTCGAAATCACCATTAAACCGCAACCCCATGCTGCCTTCGCAGATTACTTTAATGAAAATATCACTACTAAAGAGAGATCTGTTTATTTTTACACCAGCTAACATTATTTCGTCTATAAGGTTCTCGTCGAGAGCCTCGTGCAAGACCAAAAGATATTTCATCCCAGACCCTCCATGATAATCCGCCTGCAAATCTGATCGACTTCAATTTCGGAATTGCAAGCGTACAGTTTCTCTTTGTCTTTCTTTTTGAGTTTAATGCGGAAATCCTTGATCATTTCGAGCTTTTTTTCTATGTACTTCTCCTTATCGGAAGTGATTTTTATGACCTTGAAATGCACCTTTAATTGCACCTCCTATGCAGGTAATGATGATTGTTGCCATTAAGACAATCAGCGGAGAAGCCGCAATTAGAATTACATCAGTCATCGGCATACCCCATTTCCTCAAGGTCTTTGCGGGCTTCTTTGGTATCATCGGCGCTGAAAAGGAACTTTCCGTCGCCGTACACTTCCACATGCCCTTGAACATATTTCATTGTGATGCTCATCGCAAAGCCTCCTTATTCAAATGTGTAGCCCCATCCCGCAAGATTAAGAAATCCATCGTGAGGATTTTCAAATACATCAAGCTTAACCGGCTGTTGACACAGGAATGTACCGGCGTGATTAACAACTACTCTCTTTTCGATGGTGCAGAAGTCGCCATCATCTCCATGCCGTATATCATACGCATACCAGCCATCTGGAACTGTGTTTTTATCTACACGGCAGTTTGTGAAATAGCCTCTTACCTCACGCTCTGTGTCAGGCGCTACTACAAAGGCTTGGTTTTCCTCCAAAGCCTCTTGAAATGTGATCATTTTTAGTCCTCCCAGTTGTTCATGAACTGTATGGCGTTTTCGAGCATACCCTCCTCGGCAACAACGATATCGTCTTTATCAACGCCATTTTCTATGAGGGAAAGCACACGAGCCATTGCTCTTTCAACGAATTCCACCCGTTCCGCCCGGAGGTGGTTATCCTCCGGGTCTGGGTAGATGATGTAGTAGGTGTACATTACGCTTTCATCACCGCCTTAAACATGTAAGGGGTGCGCTCTCCGAGCAGACCACGATAGTCGCTCTCCTTATAGACACCATTCTCCCATTTTTCCTCACGCTGCTTGCGCTCAGCTTCGGTGAGAGGGGTCATATTCAGGCCGTAGCAGAACTTGCTGTTGTTGGCTTCTGCCTTTTCTGCCTTTTCCTTAAGGATAATTTCTGCGTTACGGGTTCTCTTTTCCATTATGCGTACCTCCATGTGTTCAAAAAATGTGTGTACTTCTCGATGAGATCATCGGGAATGCTTACGAAATCTTCTTCGCCCAGTCCACAGATAAAGACCGTACCGAAGATGATGTCCTTTACTGCTCCGGCTTCATCAGCCATCATCAGGCAGGCTTTGCTGCCATCGAATTTTCCCTCCTCATTGCAGATGAGTGCAACGGGGTCGTCAAACGGGAATATTGCCTCTATGGAGCCTTTTACGATTTCCTGCATAGATTTGAGGCTGCCGTCGATCTCAACAATCTGGGGCTTTCTATGCGGCTCTAATGCAAGAATTTTCACCCTATTACTCCTCCTCTCGGAGATACAGGATTTCTCCGGTACTGTTGTCCGTGAGGGCGTTCAGTCCCTTAATCGGGACAATGACTTTGCAACCGGCAAGGTTGATGTATGCGGCGTTTACCTTGCCTTCGTCAGATTTCTTGATGAGCATGAGCATCGGCTCTCTCAGCTCAACCTCACAGCCGTGGTAACAAACTGTGATGCCATCGGGAAGAATGTGGATACCGGTCTGTACGAATTCATTGATTGTCATTTTTGCTTACTCCTTTCAGTCGCTGCGCTCAAGGCGCTTTTCGCTTACTCTTTTCTCGTTTATTCGGGCATGACACTCGCCACGCTCGAGATGTATCAAAAAAGCACCCTTTGTGGGTGCTAATTTTGCATTTGATTTTTACGCCTCAACGACAGTCCAGCTCTTGCCGGAAGCTGCATCGACCACTTTTTCGATTTTTCTTGCGTTAAACACGGATACCGCCCCATCATCAAAAGTGAACGCAACCGCATTTGCGGAGCTGCTGAAGCTGAACCGCTTTACGGTTGAAAATTCTTTTGTCTTTTTAGTACAGTCGGTCAGGACGATACCTTTTGCCATAGGCGCATCAAGTCCTCCAAGGATTGCGCCGTAATCAGTTTTTAGGAACATTTTTGCTCACTCCTCCTAAATGCTTCAGCCAAAAGCGGCGAACATCACGAACACAAATCCCCAGAAGAAAGCCCCTCCGAGGATCACTCCAAGGACGATTTTTACCCAGTCCATCAGGGTAAAATCCTTTGTTGCTTCAAGCATGATTTTTACCTCCACACAGACTATTACTCCAAACAGGTTTAATAGCATTTTTGCCATCTGGAATGCTTGCTTTCAGCCGCTTTTACGCCTAAACAATTGGCTTAAAAGCGTTGCCCGATACCCGGCACGAGGAGCCATCAAGCATTGGGTACCATAAAGCCCACCTCAATGGCGGGCTTATTCGTTGATTTTACGCGGCAGCTTTCGCGGACTTCTTGCCTTTGCCACCTTTGCCCTTTTTGGGAGCGGGCGCGGGGGTAGCGGCAGCCTCAGCCTTTGCAGCAGCAGCCTTTTCCTCAGCAGCCTTAGCAGCAGCCTCAGCCTTAGCAGCCTTTTCATCGGCATTTTTCTTAGACCATTCATCAGCGGTGAGGCCCTTAATCTCATCGAGCTTTTTCTGGGCATCATCGACTTTCTTCTGGAATTGGGCGATTTTGGCATCACAGATATCGGAGAGAGCCTTAAACTCTGCCTTTACAGCTTCAGAGGAATTTTTTGCAGCACGAACCTCATAGGCGGATTTGTTGGCTTTTTCCGCTTCAATGTTGGCATTATTCTTGCGAATAGTGCCTACGAGCTTATTCAGGGCACGGAGAAACTCACGCTCATTATCAGTCATAACCTCGGCTTGGTTCATACGGATACCGAGAATGGTTTCAACCTTATTGCGGAAAATGCCCTCGGGTACGGTTGCCCAGACCTTTTGCGCAACAAAATTTTCGTCCATATCGGTGTTCACAGCATTCGCCTGAAATCTCTGAACGACGGTCATCAGATCTTCAATGTCGCGGGGGTGGACGATAATGCGCCTCTGATCCTTTTCTGCTTCACCCCAGTCCAAAATCTGACGCCACAGGTCAAAAACCTTGTTGCGACGCTCTTTCAGGCCCTTTTCATGCTCCATGGGATTGGTCATGAAGTCCTTAGACTTGCCATAGCGAACATAGTCGCAGAGTGCCTCATACAGGACAGAAATGCTATCCTTGTAGATGGCAAACTGACTTTCAGTCACATTGTTCAGAATAGCCGCCTCAGACTTGATTGCACCACGGTTTCCATTGTCATAGGCGCTCAGCAGAGCATCGTGCATCCAGTTAATGCAGTGAACTTTCTTTTCAGTGTTAGCCATAATAATACCTCTTTCATCAAAATGCGTGCTATTGCACATTTTCTTATGCTCGAACACTCATGAGCATACCAATGCCCCCAATGGCAAGCATCAGGGGCACGCCGTATGCTCACGAATAAGCCCTCAGAGGTATTCACGATTAGAGCCATCAGAACAATCATTTTCGCTTGCTCACCGTGTTCGCGGCGCTCAAGCCATTAGCGCAGGTTCGGATCAACTTAATGCCATATGGTCTGCAAGATTGTTCATCAGGTTCCAACCAATCCTACCCATCAAGCCATTCTCAAGCACGAGATTTTTCACTCGCTCGATACTCTCGCATCGCTCAAGTGTTCATTGATAAAGAGGTGGTTTTCTCCATCTCGCTTCAGCATTTCCTCAAGCCGAGTTTAGGTTGTGCAAGCTTAAACCTCTGGGCATTTTCACCATCTGCTCCAGCGACGGCCTCGAGCTTAAACCACTTCCCAGCGGGTTTCATAGGTCACGCGGTTGTGGCGCTTTTGGCTTGTTTTTTGTTTCCCCCGCCGCCCGCCGCTTGCTTTCGTTTCGCGGCGGGGCGGGGCGGGGGGCTTTCGTCGTGGGGGCTTGCGCCCCGCACCTACTTTGTATTGGGGGGACACTTTCGTTAGATACTAATTTTGCTATATTTATATAACAGTTTTGTTATATGCGCCCCGCCCCATATACGCGCGGGCGAAAAATGGCTACAATCGCTTGCAAGGCGGCAAATTTGCGCCGTATGCGGGTTTTGTGCGCGGCGCGTAAATTTACAAATGAAATAGAAAGCCGCCGTAAAACGCATTTACGGCGGCATGACAAAAGGCATGAAAAAGCCCCCCGCAAAAAAGCGGGGGGCGGGGGGTAAAATTAGAGTGTAAAGGCGGCGCGGGCGGCGGCAAAAAGTTTGCAAAGTGCAAACCTATCCGCACTGGACAAAGCGCCTGCATTTTGGGCTGCACCGTTCCATGCGTTCCATGCGCGCAATGTTGCGGGGCGGGAAGTGCAATAGCTTTCAATCCATTCCACCACGGCGGCACATTCCGCAGCCGTTTCCGTGTTGTCGCGTGCTTTCAGATTGACGATATAAAGGTTATCGTCATCATCATCGGCGGCGGGCGCATAGTCCATTTTAACGGATTGCGCGCGGGCGGCATTGATATTACGCCATACCGCTTTCATGCCCTCTTTCAGTATATCGGCATTGGGGGCGGCGGTTAGCATTGCCACAATAGCGTCTTGCACCATATCGCAACAAATCCCCCCCGCCATATATGCGGCTATGTTTCCATCATTCCATGCGGCGGCGGCGGTGCTTTCGCGGTTTGCGCGGGCGGCTTTCGCTATCTTGCTATCGGCTTTCATGCGTACTTTCGCGCGGCTATCGGCTTTCGCGGCTTTCATGGCGGGTGTACTGTTTTTGGGGGCGCGGATTGCTTTACATTCCTTTTCCGCTTTCGCTTTCGCGTTTACGGCGGCGGTATTCATGCGGCGCACTTTATACCGCGCGGCTTTCGTTCCGTAATGGGCGGCGGCCGTTTCCATACGCTTTACATAGGCGGCGGCGCGGCACAATTCGTTATAGTATTCGCGCATTGTTTCCGCGCCATTGCTTTCAGCTTTTCCACCGCGATACAAATACCGCACGGCATACATTGTGGCCTTTAGCCCATAGTAGTAGGGGCGGGCATTGACGGCGGCGGGGGTAACAGTTTCGCGGGCGGTGCTTTCGGCTTTGTTCATGTTCTCTTTCATGGTATTCCTTTCTTTCGTGCCTTTCGCCTTTTGGGGCGATTTGGCGGGGTGCATGGTGATTTGTTATCCGCCCCCATGCGGGCGGTATTTTGGGCGGGGTATTCCCCATGCCCTATTGTAGCAGTTTCCCGCGCCAATTGCAATAGGCTTTATCCCGTTTTTTCATACCCCATTTTCACAAATTGGGGTATAGGGGGGTATTTTTCACCGCATACCCCGCCGCTTTTGCCCAGACAGATGCTAGCTGTTCATTCCCGCTCAGTCAATTCACTAATCCCCTCACCCATAGCGAAAAAGCCCAGTTTCAACGCAAAAACAGCCATTACACCAATTAAACCTTACAGAGAAAAATTACCACTTTTCAGTGGCAAACTTCGAAAGATCCCGTTTCACCGACAATAACCTACTATGGTAGGTTACAAATAGGTAAAATGCATTTACAAAAAGGCTTTTTTGAATTATAATATACTCAGAAACTAAGGTTCAAGGAGGTACATATATGGAGAGAATTGCAAAGGTTGAGCTAGAGGAAATCGAAGAGAAAGAGCTTGCGGAGAGCAAAGCAGCTGAGCCCATTAAGGACAAGGAAGACATTCGCCGTATATCGGAGTATCTGGTAGAGCAAGGCCGGTACAGAGATAACATGCTGTTTATTGTAGGGATCAATGTAGGACTGAGAGTTAGCGACCTGATAGAACTACGGTTCAGTGACTTTATTGATGCCGATGGCAAGTACAAAGATGAGTTTGATGTATTTGAGCATAAGACTCGCAAAAGCCGCAAAACTCCAAAGAATAGACGGATAGGTATTAACGAAGCAGTGATTTGGGCTATTGATGAATACCTGAACAATGAAGCCCGCAAGGGCCATAAAATAAAACTAAATGAATATTTATTTCCGGCGACCAGGAGTGACACAGAGACTGGGCATATAAACCGGAAAACTGTGGACATGATGATTAAGGGAGTTATTAAGGATTTAGGTATTCAGGTTAAGGCAAGCACACACACCTTACGCAAGACATTCGGGTATCAGATGATGGAAGCAGCTCCGGTTGGTAAAAAGGAAGCTACTCTGTTACTGCTTCAGGAGATTTACGGGCATTCCGACAGCCGTACAACCAGACGATACATTGGCATTACTCAGGATGATATTACAGATGCATACCTTGGGTTAAACCTTGGATTAGGCCCAAGACTGCAAAAGTGGTATAACGAGCGAAGCGAACAAGCGAGTAGTGAGCGAGTGGAGTGCGATAATGAACGAAGCGAACAAAGTGAGCGAGTGAAGTATGTTAATTTTGGTACTGGTAATCTGCAACAAGTAAAATGAAAAAAGTAATTTTAGTCAAAAATTAGGCATCATTTTACCTAAAATGTTTTTTAACCCTGTTGATCAAGCGGTTTTACGGGTGTTTCCCTTAAAAGAAGATATATATAGGATAGACGAAAAACGGGCCGCAGAGCGCCGGTTGAACTGCGAACAAAGTGAGCAGGCTCAAGGCCCCCAAGCCCCCGCGCTGTTACTTTAGCACAATAAAGTGCTTGTAAAATACATATAGAAAGAAGGAATTTTATTGAGAGAAGGGTTTTCTGTTAAGGTCTGTGACTCTATCATGGGTTCAGGCAAAACAAGTGCAGCGATACGGATGATGAACGAAAAGAGCGATAAGCGGTTCATCTTCATTACTCCGTTCCTTGAAGAGGTTGACAGAGTGGTTACAGCATGTACGGTGAGAGATTTTCAGTCGCCAACGGCTGTAAAGGGCGCAAAGCAAAATCACTTGCATCAGCTTTTGCGAGAAAAAAAGAATATTGCCATTACTCATGCTTTATTTCTTAACAACACAGAGGAAACATTCGAGCTGATACGAGATGGCGGGTACACCTTGGTTCTTGACGAGGTTTTGGAGTTGTTTGAAACCGTAGATATTAGCCAGCGAGATGTTGAGATATTTCGCATGGCTAATGTGTTTAAGGTCTTGGAGTCTGGCGAAGTAGTGTAGATGGACGAAGGGTACAACGGAAGATATAACGACTTAATGAAGCGTGCTATGACTGGAGAGCTGTTCTATCTAAACAATACAATGCTTTTGTATTCCTATCCAATTGAGTTATTAAGGTCTTTTGAAGATGTATATGTGTTGACCTACATGTTTGCAGCACAGACCCAGCGATACTATTTTGACATGAAAGGCTTAAAGTATGATTATATCGGTACGAGGAAATCTCCGGACGGGGGGTACATTTTCACCGAACGGGCGGAGGTACCTGAGTACGCTAGACACCTTAAGGAAAAGATACATATTGTGGACAGTGAGAAGATGAACAGCGTTGGCAACGGGAAGTATGCTCTATCAATGCGGTGGTTTCAGGAGAGAGCCGAACAAGATTCCGTTGATAAACTGAAGAAAAATGTACACAACTTCTTTAACAATACAAGCGGTTCTAAGGCATCCGACCGCTTATGGGCAACATACGCAGTATCAAGAGAGGAGCTGCAGGGGCGATACAAACAGAATTTCTTATCTTTTAACTCTCGAGCAACAAACAACTACCGCGACAAGACCTGCTTGGCGTATCTAGTCAATGTGTTTATGAACCCATTTGAATACAACTTCTTCGTTTCTCAGGGTGTTCAGCCAGACCAAGACGGTTATGCATTGTCTGTTATGGTTCAGTGGGTCTGGCGATCTGCAATCCGCGAGGGCAAAGACATTGAGATTTACATACCGTCCAAGCGAATGCGAGACCTGTTGATTGCATGGTGCGACAGATTGGAGAAGGGAGAGATGCGGTAATGGAAGCATATAAGATTTTAGCCGTTGACTATGACGACACCATTTTCCACACAGACTCCTCCACCTATGACTTGATCCCGGACTGGGATATTATTAGTCAAATTCGGGAGCGGCAAAAGGAAGGATGGGACATCGTTCTTCTTACTACGATGGAAGACCGGTGGGATTTAGGGCACGCCATAAAGATGTGTGAGGATTTTGCTATTCATTTTACGGCAATTAACGATAACCCATGGTGGGTGTACGCCATTAAGGGACAGCCAAATAAGATTTACTGGAATGAGCTAATTGACCGCTGGGGGTTTCATGAGGGAAAAGGCTGTGAAATCCCCGAAGGATTTGACGAGAGCTGGGGGTTGGAAAAAGAGTGAAAGTGTTGATTGCATGTGAGGAAAGCCAGGAGGTTTGTAAGGCTTTCCGGGCAAAAGGTTATGAAGCGTACTCCTGTGATGTACAAGAACCATCCGGCGGGCACCCAGAGTAGCACATTCTTTGCGATGCGCTTAAGGCTCTTGAGGGGGGAGTAATAACCACCATGGATGGCATTCGGCACTATATTGGTAAGTGGGATTTACTAATAGTTCACCCACCTTGTACATATCTGAGTAACGCTGGCGCTTGCCGGTTATATCCTCAAAAAGGGCAACTTAATTTGGAGCGGTACGCAAAAGGACTGGAAGCAAAGGAGTTCTTCATGAAGTTCTATAATGCCGATTGCGACAGAATTGCCATTGAGAACCCTCTCCCTAGCAAGATTTTCGAGTTACCTCCTCCCTCTCAGGTTATTCAGCCATATCAGTATGATGATGAAGGTAAGCATCCTTATACAAAGAAAACCTTGTTATGGCTTAAGGGGCTCCAACATTTGGTTCCAACTACGCCAGAGCGCATACCAGTTGGCCCGTATGTCCCATCCGGCACCGGACGGAAAGATAGAAGCAAGTACGGGGCTGCTAAGCGTGGAGATGATGCAAAGAACAGGTCAAAGACATTCCCCGGCATCGCAAGAGCAATGGCGGAACAGTAGGGAGGTAATACATGAGACGAAAAATATTAGCAGTTGATTTTGATGACACTTTGTTTTGGACAGATTACTACAGTTATGAATGCGAGCCGAACTGGCCGGTGATCAATTATGTCCGCAAGCGCCAGAAAGAAGGGTGGATCATCATCCTGTGGACTTGTCGGTATAGAGAGGAAGCTGTGGCAGAAGCAGTAGCAAAGTGCGAAGAGTACGGGATTAAACCTGACTATGTAAATGAAAACGCCGCCCAAACGATTGAGCGGTATGGCGACCCAAGAAAAATTTTGTGTGACGAGCTGATTGATGATACGGTTCGGCACACGGTAAAGGAGATTTATAAAGATGGCAGAGAATAAACACACATCCTATGACTTAGCTCAGATGCAATCGTTGCCGTTGAGTGTAAAAGTTGAAATGACAAAACGCCGCATTCAGGAATGGTACGAACACTAGGAAGGTCAAGTTTATGTATCCTTCTCGGGGGGAAAAGACAGCACCGTTCTGAAACACATCGTTGACTCTATGTATGACGATGTGCCGAGCGTGTTTGTGGACACTGGTTTGGAATACCCGGAAGTCCGCAAATTCGTGCTTGATGTGCGGGGGGGCAATATCCTGAGTTAAGGTCTAATGTAGAGATTCTGCATCCGAAAATGCGGTTTGATGAGGTTATTCAAACATATGGGTATCCTGTAATTTCAAAAGAAGTGGCAATGAAGATTTGTTATGCTCAGCGTGGATCTAAATAGGCGTTGAAAGCAATGAGAGGCGAAGACAAGAATGGAAATCCCTCTGCGTTTAGAAAACGGTTTATAAAATATGCTTATTTGATTGATTCGGGTATACCAATTTCGGCACATTGTTGCACAATGATGAAAAAAGCACCCGTACATGTTTTCGAAAAAGAAACTAAAAGGAAACCTATTATAGGGACATTGGCTGAAGAAAGTTACCTAAGAACGCAAAAATGGATGAAAAATGGGTGCAATGCCTTTGAAAGCAATCGTCCAATATCGCAACCATTGGCATTTTAGACTGACCAAGATATTTTACAATATATTAGAGAAAATAACATTCCTTTCCCTCCCGTTTATGGTGAGGTCGTAGAAGGCGAAAACGGCAAATTGCTATTGACCGGCGTAAGCCGAACAGGTTGTGTGTTTTGTATGTTTGGTTGCCATCTTGAAAAAGAGCCGAACAGATTTCAAAGATTAAAAATAACCCATCCGAAGCTATATGACTACTGCATGAAGCCGGTGGCGGATGGCGGATTGGGTTTAGACGAAGTATTAAACTATATAGGAGTGAAACATTGATGTAGGGAATCTATTATGAAAGCAATGACGGTACCTCTCGGAAGATTGGGATGGTGAGTAAGTTTGATGACTATTGGGATATAGTCAAAAAGGACTTCGCTGTACGAGGGGTAACTCCGTACTATTACCGTTACTGGGGCGATGAGAACGAGATGACTGTTGATTTCGGGAGTTGGTCAACATTCATTAAGGTGCGGAAGGAGGAACCGTGATGAACTACTATATTGCTGACACCCACTTTGGGCACCGCAATATCATCAACTTTGATGGTCGCCCTTTCCACGACATTACTGAAATGAAGCTCGCGTTAATTGCTCGCTGGAATAAACGAGTTACCAGCGAGGATACCGTATTTATCCTTGGCGACTTTTGTTGGGGTAAGGCCCCGGAGTGGATAGAACTGCTTTCTGCCTTGAACGGCAATAAGGTTCTCATTCGTGGCAACCACGACCTGCGAAATATGCCGGCTGAGCTTCGTCATATGTTTGCCGATGTTAAGGACTACAAGGAGGTAAAGGACGGGGATAGACTGGTCATTATGTGCCACTACCCTATCCCCTGCTATAAAAAGGACTATGACCCGAATGTATACATGCTCCACGGACATGTCCACGAAACGCAGGAGTGGGCTCACACTCACACCATTGTGAGTTTTATGAAGGAATCCAATCCAGAGAAATACCAAGGTAATGTGTACAATGTCGGAGCAATGATGGATTACATGGACTACACGCCAAGAACGCTGGACGAAATCATTGCCGGAGGAAGCAAATATTATTAAGAAAGGACTACATAAATTATGAAGTACCGAAAGCTCCCTGTTGTAATCGAAGCATTTAAGCTCGGATCTCAGCCAACTCCCCCATGGTTCCTTAACGCTGTACGGGATGGTCGCGTACAGATGCACTACGATGAGAAATTGTGGTGTGAGGTAAATACGCTGGAAGGTATTATGACAGCTTCCCAGTGTGAAGACTACATAGTGCAAGGCATAGACGGCGAACTCTATCCTTGCAAAGCAAACATATTTGAGAAAACATATGAGGAGGTCGTTGAATGAGTGTAGTTTGTGCGAGAAAGTATGAAGATAAAATAATTATGGCTGCTGACTCGATTCTTTGCCAAGGCGATATGAAACGCACAAAAGGGGATGTCGTAAAGCTTCGCTCCATCAACGGAATGGGCATCGGCGGTTGCGGGACCGCTCCAGAACTTAGTCTGATGTTCCGGTTCGCAGATACTCATCTTCCATCTTCCGCTACAGAAGCTGGAATGCAGGATTTTATCGTTGAGTTTTCCAAATAGAAGCATGGTTACGATGGAGATTATAGTGTCGAAAATGTATATCTGATTACATACAAGGGCCATTTATTCTGTGTTGAAGATTTTCTCGTTTATGAGGTGAAAGAATACGAAGCTATCGGAGCCGGAATGTATTACGGTTTGACTGCTTTGTATCTTGGACACACGCCAAGAGAAGCCGTAAAAGTATCGTGTGACCTGTGCTGCTATGTGGCAGAGCCAATTATTGAGATAGAGTTCCCGAGAGAGGAGGAATGACCAAGTGGATAACGATTACATCGTCGATGTGAATACTCGGGACGGCAGCCGATTTATGGCTGAGTAGAATGAGTACATAGAAGAATGGGAGGGTGAGCAACAGTGAGCTTAACTGACCAGATAAATATCTATGCCGTAGATTCTGACGCATTCTACAACGAGGAAGAACGGGATATCAGTATTCAGCTCAATAATCTGCGCACCAGAAAGAAGAATTTGAAAAAGGAATTACGAATTGCTGAGCAGTTTCTGGGTGGTTCCCTTCCGGAGAAGACATAGGCTACCCGGTATCGTGAGATATACCGGTTGCGTAAGGAAATTGAGATTGACCCACCTACACAGGATGTGGTTGAGATCCTTAACGAGCAGATTGTCACTTTGACTCCTATCATCACTGGGCTCAAAAACGAGCTTAAGGATAAACTGGAGAGCCATTCCGGAATTCGCGCCCTTGACCCTCGTGCGCTCTCCCCTAAAAATGTTATATCGGTGTTTGAATCCGCCATGACAAGAGTGTTTGGCTTCGAGAAGGATCAGTTATACGATGATGTAATTGTTGTTCGGGCGTATTACTACGAGGTGCTGAAAGACATCATACGGGATGGATTTCTTCACAATGGTGAGCGGTATGTGGTGTTTACGGCATCCGCAGGACAGATCCGAACCAAAAGAACCGTCTTTGTTAAGGAATCTCTGCTTGAGAAGCATCGTCTGACACTCATGTGTGGGCTTACGGTTGACCATATCAATGAGCTGGGAGGCGTCAATGTCAATAAGTATCTTGCTTATTTGGCTTTGAGTAACTCTGCCACTGATATTTGGGAAGGGTTCGATATTGATAAGTCCATCGTTGTAGAAGACTTTGAGACGCTCGTAAATGGCACCGTAGACTACATTGATGGTACTACATATGAAATCACCCGCAGGGAAATGGGCGTTCCCATAACGCATACAGATGGCTGTGGAATGATGCTGCCGAGCATCAGTTGGAAGAACATGATGGTGCGGCTCCCGTGGGTAAAGGGATTGCTTGCCTCTTTCGACTTCAAGAAGTTCATTCGAGAGGCTAATGAGAGAGAACCGGAGATAAACCACGGTCTCGTCAGAGATATCTACGGCAAAGAATGGGATATTCTGCGAGACGATATCCGTTGTATTTTCACTAAGAGCCAGTTCAAAATGTAGAAATATTACGACAATTGGCAGGATTATGTCGATAAATTTAAACATTATGGGTGTCTGGCGTGTAAGTGCAACGAAGAAGAGAGCTTCATCCCCAACGCCAAACTGAACTACCAGATGTTGCAGACTCTGACCGATATATCAGATGAGGAGTTGCGGGCTCTCGCTGAAAAGTCAGTCAAAAAGCTGGACAACATTGCAGCGGATAAGGATACCATGCTCCGAGTATTTGGCGTTAAGGACAGCAACCGAGAGAAGAATCACTTTCAGAAATGTGTCGGTATCTATAATGAGCTTCTCTGCCAGGAGTATTCCAAGGAAACCTTGAAACAGATAAAAAAGAGCCTCGTCAATGACTATCGGGCGGGAAAAATTGATGTTGATGGCAAATATCTGTTTATCATTCCGGATTTGTACGCATTTTGCGAGCATCTGTTCCTTGGTATTGAAGTGCCGCAGGGGTTGCTTAAGGATAATGAAGTGTCGGCAAGAGTGTTCGCCAAGCGGGAGAAACTGGATTGCCTGCGGAGTCCACACCTTTATAGGGAACATGGTGTTCGTCGAAATGTGGTAAACGAGGATACGAAGAAGTGGTTCCGCACTGATGCTCTTTATACAAGCTCTTATGATTTAATTAGCAAGTTATTGCAATTCGATAAACAGTCGCGGTCGAACCTGTTGGAAACGGCAGGATGAAAACGGCGTGAACCAGTAAACACTGGGTGTGCGGTGTAAACCGCGCTAACGGGGGAAGTTGAGTATAATCCCGTGCTAATTGCTTAAGCAAAAGCGTAACGACTATCGAAAGGATAGCGGCAAGCCGTCAAGGCTCGTCGTGAATAACCGAGTAGAGTAGCTGGTGGGTGAAAATCCCACCGGCGAAGCGTGCCGAGCCTAAAAGGGAAACCTCATGGCTAAGATATAGTCTGTAACTCCTATGTGCGACGGAGATAAGAGCTTAGTGGTCGCTGACGAACTGTTCGTCAGCATAGCAGAACGAAACATGCATGGTATTGTTCCCCTCTATTACGAGATGGCGAAGGCGGGACAGATGCATATTGACAATATGAAGATCTACGACGGTTTGCAGGCTGCCTACAGCGGTGGCAATATCGGTGAGATCAGCAATACTATTACGAAGATTTGGAACAGTGGCGAAATGACGCAGGATAAACTTGATGTGATTAAGTGGTTGTGCTTCGAGAATAATGTTGTAATTGATTACGCAAAAACATTATGGGCTGTACAACGCCCACCTCACGCAGATGTCGCTATTAAGGCATTTGCGAAAATGAAGCCACCCCAATTCTTCATTTACGCTAAAGATAAAACCCAGGAACAAGTAGAGCCACGCAATGACAGCATCGTCAACAAGTTGTTTGACATTATCCCCGATAAGAGAATGCGCTTTACGGCTGCCAACCTCGGGAAGTTCGATTATAAGGTACTGATGCGAAATCCCATCGTTTCTATTGACCCTCGTGTTATTGAGAAATTCAAAGATCTTGATGCCAGAAAGAACTTGTCTTTGTCCTACGGTTCCAACGAGGAGAACTATGCATTCTTCCGTACAACCGTTAGATGTGAGCTGTATGCTATTAACCCGAATGTGAACGCCGTCTGTGATATGCTGGTGGCTCACTTCTTCCGGGACAAGAAGAGCAAGAGTCTAAATACATTCTGGCTGTGCTATGGTGACATAGTGTTCCAGAACATTCGAAACAACATCGAGAAAGATTACATACAGTGCAGTTGTTGTGGCAAGCGCTTTTGGCGAACCTCATATAAGAACCAGATTTGTGAGGCGTGTCAGCCAATTCCCGTAGAGTTTGATATAAACAGCATGGTTGAAAAGGTTTGCTCAGATTGTGGGAAACACTTCTTCGTAAAGCAGATGGCACGCCGTACTCACCGTTGCGAAGCATGTACTGCTAAGGCAAGAAAGGCTTCTGTAGCTCGAAGTGTAGAGAAATTCAGGGCCAAATTGTAATACTATCAGAAAAAGTGAGAAGTCCATAAAACCGCTTGAAACAAGGCTTTTTCGCCTCCGTTAATCTTATAAAATGCCGAAAAGTGCCTATTTCAACGCGTTTCTCGGCATTTTCATTAAATTACAATACGGGAGGCTAATGGGCGAATTGTATGAATGTGAAGCCGCTTGTTCCCCACACTCTGGGCGGAGCAGCAACTCCGCCCGGTCAGCCACACCCGCCCACCGTTGGCGGCAATACAAATGAACGGCTCGATAAATACCGTCCGCTTACCATCACCGGCGGCAATACAAATTGGTGGTTTAAAACAGAACAGGACTTCCTGGCACGCGCTGCAAGGCAGTGAAACACAGGGAGACATTTTGCTTAAAAGGGAGCGGTGCGCGTACACTGCTCCCCTATTCTTTATCTGCTATGGGATGGCTGACCAATAAACAGCCAAGGCTATATGCCGTAATATTTAAGGAGATTAAATTAAAGTGTTTAAGATCGGAAAAGATGAAGTAAAGGCGGTGCAGAAGCTTGCACCAAAAAACAAACTCAAGGTGCTGTCTCGCCGCAAGAATTCCAGAGGGCATACATACCTCGTTCTTGATGATGATTATGATACCCTGCGCGTTCTCTCAAGCCTTCGTGGCAAGTCTATCCGAGACATCCTGGCGGACGAGTACCGCTACATTTAAGGAGGTCTGGCATGATAGATTTCAAGAGAAAGGAAAACGAAACAGAAAATCAATACCTGTGGCGGGTTGGCGTAGCTATTGAAAATGGTTCTGCTGGACTGACATAGGATGAGGCTGCTCCGCTTATCAATAAGGAATGGCGTGAAGATGAATCTGAATATCGTACATCTTCTGCTTACCGTAAGCCGGTGCAGTATGCCCTCCGTTTTATGGAGGATGGTGTGTTTGATGACAAGAAGGATGGATTGTCCGAAGAACTAATCGAACAGAAATACGAGCTGACCAAGGAGCGTATGCGTCTGCGTGATGAGCGTCGAGCAATCAACGACCGTCTGCGGTCTGCCGCTCGCTTAGATCACCGTCTGGATTACCTCGGTGAACTTATTGAGAGCAATGGCCATGCGTCTTTTGGTAATATCAAGTTGCCGGAGCAGAGAACTATCAATCGCCGTAAGGCTGACATTATTGTTTCTTTGGCTGATTTGCACATCGGCGCATCATACTATAATTATAATGGTGTGTATGACAGCGAGATGGCAAAGAAGCGGCTTGTAGAATACTTGTCGTATGTCAAGGAAATAAAGGATACACATGACCCAGAGAATTGCCACATCGTAATTCTCGGTGATTGCATTTCCGGCAATATACATAAGAATCTATCCGTTACGAATGGCGAGAGTGTTGTAGCGCAGATTCAGCTCATGTGCGACTATGTGAGCGAGTTCTGCGGCAGAGTTGGCGAGATGTTCGGTCAGACTGGCGGCAATGTAACTATTCATTGTGTTGCTGGAAACCATACTCGTCTCGACAAGAAGGAAGATGCTCTTCACGACGAGCGCCTGGATGATTTACTTCTTTGGTATCTGAGCAGATTCTTTGCAAAGGTTCCCAATGTGTCCGTTTCCGAAGAGCGCCTCGATAACGGGATTGACCAATTCATTATTCGTGGTCGTAGCTATGTCGCAGTACATGGCGATTTCGACGGCTTCAACGAAGCTGGCGTATCCAAACTGGCGATGTTCCTTGGGTACAAACCAAATGTTGTACTGTATGGGCACAGGCACTTCCCTGCCATGACAGAATGTTCCGATGTGGTAATGGTGCAGAGCGGCAGCTTGGGCGGTAGCGGTGATCAGTTCACACTGGAGCATCGGATGCGTTCAATGCCCGCTCAGTCCGTTCTCGTCGTTAATGGCGATGGCGTTGTTGCTCATTATCCTGTTAAGCTTGGTATTATTCCCTGTCTCTCCTATGACCTGGAAAAGTATCCTGCGGAGGAGGATGATATCTTGTGAACAAGCATAAGTTTATACGCTATGTCTCAGACGAAACAAGGATTCGTGTGAACGAGTGTGACTATATGGTCAACGCTATTCTCCGGTGTATTAAGGATGTGCTGGCGACCGGCGAAGATCTCTACTTAAATGACTTTGGCAAATTCATTGTCGAGCGTCGAGACCCAAGGAAGTGCATTCTGCCAGATGGCGCTGAGTGTATGGCACCTGGCAAGATCATTATTAAGTTTCGACCTTCGGTTTCTTTGAAGGAAGAAATGGAATATGTCCCTAATCCTGAAAATCTTCGCAAGAACGGTGGCGGAGGCGCAGCTAAATAAATGCCTGGTGAACTTGTATTAAAGGTGTACCCTACCTTAGTGGGAGCTAAAAAAGCGGTGTTGCTCAGCCGAAATTGGGCAGAGTGAGGGAGCGTCCGAAATGGCGCTCCCTTTTCATATGAGCGATTAAGAGGAGTGATTAAATGACCGCACCTACAAAGAGGAGCCTTAAGCCAGCGATTGGTGCGGCTAAGGAACCTGCTTTTGAAAAGCGAAATGAAAAGTACGAATGTGTTTGCTGTCACGAAGAAAAGAAGCCTACTGATTTCTACAAATCCCCTACTGCGGCGTTTTGGGACTACCCCGGCAGTATTACGCTTGTGTGCAAGCAATGCGTCCGTAAGCAGTTTGATCGTGATGTGGATCAATACGGTCTTGACAATGCAATTATGTTTACCTGCTATCGTCTTGACCAGCCATATATCAAGTCAACTGCAGAGGATGTTAAGGTCAACACAAATCCGTTTGATATTGGTGTTTACCTTGGCTCTGTTTCTCGTGCTGCCTATACCGGCAAATCTTTCGCGTGGTCTCTCCTTTCCGGAGAAATCAATCGTGAAGATGGCGATGGTGTTAAGGAAGAGAGAGAAGATAAATGGTCTAAGCGTGACCGGCAGAATATGAACTATGTTATTTCGATAATCGGGTATGACCCTTTTGACGATGCCGGCCTTAGTAATATGGACAGAAAATATTGCTACAATGTCCTTTCGTCTTACCTTAATACGCCTTATATAACGGACGATTCTCACAAAATGCAGTCCGTTATTCAGCTTACTAATACATTGCTGCAGGTTCGCAAGCTTGACGAAGCAATCAACAGAGAGCAGCTGAAGGCAAACACTAATACCGATACTCTCACCGATATGGTCATGGCGAGAAAAAACCTGCAGACCATTGTAAATGCCATTGTAAAAGACAACAATATTGCCTCGCAGTATTCCAAGGAAAAGACCGGCGGGGAAAATACCTTGACCGGCAAGATGCGGGAGCTAACCAATAATGGCTATGAGGCAATGAAGGTTAATCTATTTGATATTAAAACCTCTGAGGCTATGAAGCAAATCGCTGATCTTAGTAATTCGAGCATCATGGAACAGCTCTCTCTCGATGCCAACGATTATACCGAAATGCTGAAAGAGCAACGCACCATGCTGACTGACCTGCGAGAAAAGGCGGATGCGCTTGAGGAGGAAAATAGACAGCTCAAGAATAATCTTGAAAATCTGATTGCGGAATCATCAGCTAAGAGAAAGCGTGGTGGTTCATAATGGAAATTTATGTGCCGACTACACCAACCGAATGGTCACAGCGTAAGGTTGAGGAATATGAAAAGGCGGCAAAGGTAATCAATTAGGGGCGTGAAAACCCTGTTCGCTTCGCCGAAGAAGTGTTCGGCATTGCCATGATTGATTATCAGAAGTGGTCTTTCATGGAAAGCTGGTGGCGCCCGTATGTCCTTTGGCTCTGTAGCCGTTCGGCTGGTAAAACAACCGAGGCTGCAATCTTCTTGCAAACGAAGTGCTTCCTTATACCGAACTATACGGTCTGGATCTTTACAAACAGTGCCGGTCAGTCTATTGAGTGCTTCAAGAAAATCGAGGATATCGCCTTGCAGAAGATTCCTTCATTTAGAACCTGTACGGACATCTTCGCTTCCGAAATCGAGAGAAACTCCAATTCCCCTACTGGGTTTATTCATGACCCTGCGGGTCATCACTTCTCTCTGTTTAATAATTCTGGTGTGACTACCCTGTCTTCAAACCTTAACGCCATTCGTGGTAAGCGTGGTTCAATATTCTACGACGAGACTGGTTGGATGGGCAAAGAAGAATTTGCAACCACTGAACCATTCGCTTCACAGGACGCGAGTTGGGGTATCGGCGTCTCTAAAGGCCCTAAGTATTACGAGCCGCAGGCGATGCCTTTGCAGAGACTGTACGCTAGTTCCGCAAGTGATGTGACATATCCGTTTTACGAGAAGTATCGTGATTTCTCTAAGAAAATGATTCTTGGGCATCCTGACTACTTCGTTTGCGATATCAACGCTAACACTATTTTAGATTTCTCTACTCTTAATGGCGAACAGATCCCTTCTCACTTACAGCGAGAAGAAATCAGCCGAAAGATGGACGAAGACCCGGATATGGCAGAGCGCGAATACTTCAACAAATTCTCAAAAGGCGGCGCTCAAAACAGTGTTGTCCGTATGGAGACAATGATCCGGAACTCTTTTGTTTATCCTCCGGTTATGTGCAACGATACTGGTAAGCGTAAATTCATCTTTACATATGACCCCGCTCGCAACTTCGATGGAAGTGTCCTTTCTATTTTTGAGCTTATTGAGGACGAAAAAGTTGGATTGAAGTTGCGGTATGTGCGGTGTATTTCCTTTGTCGATACAGAAACGCGCAAGAAAACTCCATTGCCGATGAACGAGCAGGTCAAAATAATCAAAAAACTGCTCGTTGATTACAACGGGCCGAACGCTGCCGACTGGGAAAATATTGAGGTTTATATCGATGCCGGTGCCGGTGGTGGCGGTATCTCTGCCGTGGCTGATAACCTTATGGAGGACTGGGAAGATAGTTCCGGGCAAGTGCATCGAGGCATGGTTGACCCGGAACATAAACAGTATGAGACCTCCAGAGCAAATTATCCTAATGCTCTCCCTTGTATCCATCTGATCGAACCAGCTTCTCATAAGCGGCTTATCTTTGATGCACTGGAGAATATGACAAAGTTTGACTTGATTGAGTTTCCTGATTATGACGGCAAGGATGTTATAACCATAGTAAATGCCGATGGCAGTTACCACGATTATGAGCTTTCCTTCCCAGAGCGGCTTGCGCTGGTGCAGTGCAATCTTGCCAAAACTGAAATCACCTATATGCGAAAGTATATTTCTGCCAATGGGCAGACATCATACGATCTCGCTAAGGATAAAAAGAACACAATGCATGACGACCGAGCCTCGAATGCGTGGGCCAATGCGGCATAATGCATAATCCGCACTGAAAATTCTCTCTGATATACGGCGAACATCCAGAGATGGGCAACGCCCTGGAAGGGGTTAGATATTACCCCGCCAGCAACGACTGAGCGAGAGAACGCCATTCATATGGCGATGCAACAGTCTGAACACGAACAATAATCTAAACATGAAATTCGTGAGGAACCATTAGTGTGGTTCCCGCCTTATACACAGATACCCTTGGATTAAATATCGTTTCTATCCGCAGTTGCTGCGCAGGGCATATGAACTCATATTCCGGTTATTTGTAGAAATATGTATAAGGTCAAAAAGCAACAGAATGATACAGTCGCCATGGCTGCATGGGTTCTTTCTCAAAAGAGAAGAACCGATTTAATCAATTCCAATGTCCAAACAGATGACGATTTTTCTGAATTCTGTTTCCGGGCACCAAAAGTAAAATGAAGGAGGTGCGCAGTGCTTGCAAAAATATGCAAATCGTAAAGACATGATGAACCATCGAAAGGGCGAATCACGCCCTGAGCCAGTTGTAGATCCACCTATGATGTTTGCAAATCTCAATCATGTTATTTATCGTGATTTGAATGGCACGACTCGTGCCCCGACTTTCGCAAAATACTCGAGAGAAGAAATTATCACTTATCTCTCAAATCCGTACAGATATAAAACACAGCTTCGCAATGCTGTTATCTATATGTATGGAGCCAGTTCCAACTTCCGCCGCCTAATCCAATATTTCGTCGGGCTGAGCGATTTCTCATATATCGTTACGCCATACCGAATGGATTATGACAGCGCTGAAACCAAAGGCACTACATATAAGAAGAACTACATCAAAACTCTTGATTTTCTGTCCACTATGAACATTAAGACGCAGGGGGCCAAGATTTTGACTGTGTGCCTGCGGGAAGATGTGTTCTATGGCACTTGCCATGTCACAAAAGACGATATCACTATTCAGCAGTTGCCTTCCGAGTATTGCGATATCACATCCGTTGAGGGAAATGTCTTCAATGTATCGTTCAATTTTAGCTATTTTGATTCGAGAAAGGATCTTTTGCCGTTTTATCCGCCGGAGTTTGAGCGTAGATACAACGACTACACCGATAGCTCGAAGAAAGACATCGGCAAATGGCAGGAGCTTGACTCTCCAACATCCTTTGCTATCAAAGTTAATAGTGATGTTCCAGACTATCCTATTCCGCCGTTTGCTGGCATTCTTCCCAATCTCTATGATATCTCGGACTATCAAAGCCTGAAAATGACAAAAACCGAGCTGGAGAACTACGCAATTCTGGCGATGTATCTTGAAAAAGATCCCGATGGCAGATGGCAGATGGACTTCGGCAAGGCGGAAAAGTATTGGCGCAACCTCGATGGTGTTCTGCCAGATGAGGTTGGTTCTATTCTGTCGCCTATGAAGCTTGAGAAAATCAGCTTTGACAAGGCTGGAGGCACTTCCACTTCCGATACTGTTTCCGACGCGGAAGAGCACATGTTTAGTTCTGCTGGTGTATCTTCTCAAATTTTCTCTAGCAAGAACGCCACATCAAGCAATGCGATGCTTCTTTCTATTAAGGCAGACCAAAACATTACTTTCGGTATCGTTCGCATGATTGAAGACGCCATCAACCGAATACTGCACGAACAATCTGCATCTAAGAACTTCTCTATTCGTTTCTTGGATACTTCTTGCTATAACCGCAAGGAAGCCGCAGAGGTCTACCTTAATGGTTGTCGATCTGGTGCGCCTTTTGTATCCGCCTACTGTGCAGTTGCGGCTGGCCTTAATCCGGAGGAGATGGATGGTCTTTGTTGGATTGAGCAGAAGGGTTTTGATTTCGTGTCGAAGTTTAACCCACTGCGGATGTCGTCTACTCAGTCCGGCAATAATGGAAATGGTCGTCCTGAGTCTAATCCCGATACGCTCACGGATGAGGGCGAGCGCTCCAGAGAGAAGAATTGAGGTGGCGCGTATGGAATTTATTTATGTTCTTAATCCCAAAGCCGCAGAAGAACTGATGGCTCAGGGGTTTGGATATACTACTTCGACCATGAACGGAAACTTGGTTTGGATTTTTGATTACAGCGATGAGCTGCAGCGGTTTACGCTGTCCCGCTATTCCGATGATCAATATTTCATTTCCGATACGATGTTCATTTGAGGTGGTACTATGAAGATTTTTCAAAATGGAGGAGGTGAAAACGAAAAGTGGAACAAATAAATTTAAGTTTTTCCTCCAAATTGACTGAGTTTTCAAAACTTAATGAGCAATTTATCAAAGCATCTTGTTATGTAATGGCCCTTGGGAAAAACCGCAACGGCTCACACTTCTCAAAAGAAGCAGTGGTTGATGCCTTAGATTCGCTCTATTTTATTCCTGTCGTTGCTCACCTGCTTTATGATGAGGACAACAACAAGTGGTATGTGGGTGGACATGATAGAGAGCTTGTGGTTACAGAAAATGGGCTTATGGTGAAAGATGTGACCGTTCCGTTCGGTTGTGTTATCCCCGAGAACACTGAGTTTGTAGAGGTTGAGGAAGATAACGGGACGCAAGCTACATATCTTAAGTGTTCTATTGTGATTTGGGCTGGAAGATACCCGAATCTTATGGAAAGTATCTATAGCAGCGATCTCTACTGGGGTCAATCCATGGAGATCAAGGCTAAATCAATCCGCCCTTTGCCGAGTGACAAGAAGTATAGAGACATCACTGAATTCACATTCTCATGTTTAACACTACTTGGCAAGGACGATAACCCCGAATACCATACAGAACCATGCTTCCCATCTGCTTGTGTGGTGCCTGTAGAGTATTCTTTGGGAGAAAACTTTAAATCTGAATTTGAACTTATGAAGAACCAGCTCAAAGAGCTGGCCTTTTCTTTTAGTCCGGATTCAAGAACTGGAGGGAAAGACTTGGAAGACAAGAAAGCTTTAATTGCAGAGTTTGGCCTGAACGAGGATCAGCTTGACTTTGAAATTAGCGATGAAATGAGTCTCGACGAGCTGCGGGAGAAGCTTACTGCATTTGCGGAAGCACACAGCCCCCAGTCCGGCAGTAATGACATCGAGTTTGGCGCTACTTTTAATGAACGCCGTGACGCTCTGTCTGCAGCTGTAACCGATGACTATGTTCGCAATGAGTCTGGCGATGTAACTGAGTACATCAGACGCTGGCTCTTTGATTTCGATGACAAGTACATCTTCGTGAATGGCTACCACTATGTTGTCGCGGACAACACAGAGACCCGCTTCTATGCAAGAGTGCCCTATTCCTTTGATGAGGAGAACAAGGTCGCTTCTTTAACCGGTGAGTATGAGCATATGTTTATGACTTTGCTGACTAACGAAGAGAAGCAGGCCGTGGACAATGCACGCGCCGAACAGGAGAACTATGTTGCTACCCATTCCTACAGCAACGAGGAGTACGAGGCCCTGAAGGCGTATAAAGACGAGAAGGAAACCGAGGCTCGTAATGCTGAATTTGATGCGGTGATTGCCGAGTATGCAGAGATTGCCGAGATGCCTGAGTTTAAGGCTATTGCTGAATCTGTATATTCCTACGAGAATTCTGATGCTCTCCGCATGGCTTGTGATGCTGCCTATGGCAAATTCAAGCGTGAGCAAGCTGCTGTTGTTGCCCAGAACTTTTCTGCTGTTGGTGGCGAGAAAAAGGCTACTGGCAAGCTGAAAATGCCCACGGATTCTGCGTCTATTGACGGCAAAGGTGACAGCCGCCCCTACGGCGATCTGTTCGAAAAATACGGTAAGAAATAAAAATACTGGAGGAATTTAATTATGGCTAATTATGGCGTTGTTCGCCTGGACAATATGTCCGGCACCACTGATGGTACCCTGCTGCGCTCTGTTCGTTTCTATGACAACGACAAAGAGGCGGCTATTGAAAATGGTCGCGTTGTTCTGATTGGCGACCTGCTGGATGGTCAGCGTGAGGTTCGTAAGGCTACTGCTCCTGCGGCTACTTCTCCCCTGACTCATATTGGTCTGGTTGCAGCTCCCGAGCTGATGTATGACGAGCGCAAGCACAACCTGACCGATTTCATCAACGAGGCTGGCGAGAATGTTCGCGTTTACATTCCCCATGTACGCGATATCTTCTCTGTTACCGCTGATGCTCTGGATGCTGCCGCTGCTATCGCTAAGGGCAACCTGGTTGAACTGCAGGCTGGCACTAAGCTGAAGGTTGTTGCTACTGCCACTGACAAGTCTACTCAGGTTGGCAAGATTGTTGACATCGAGACCGTAGGTTCCCTGACCTACTATGTCATCGAGGTCGGCTAAGAGTAACGGAAGTATCTAATTAGGAGGAAAATGATATGAATGAGAAAAATTCTATTGTAAAGCTCGCAACCGACATGCTGCATGGCAAGGTTGAGACCTATGATTCCAAGAGCTCTGAAGATGTACTGCGTGAAGCTCTGATTGCCGCCAATGGCGGTTCTTCCAAACTGAATGTTAAGGCCCTGCGTCGCAACAAGGTCGAGATCTTCGAGATTATCGAGGAGCTGGTTCCTCTGATGGTCAATGAGGGTCTGAAGGGCGATGAGTTCTTCATGAATTATGTTGAGGAGCGCAATCTTGCCGAGGGCGACAAGAATGAGTTTGTTGCTCCCGATAACAGCACTTTCATCGTTTCCGAGATTGCTAACGGCATCGCTACTCCTCGTCGTCAGAGAATTGGTGAGAAGACCGTTGTGAGCGTTAAGACTACCGTTCATGCTATTCGCATGTATGAGGAGTTCTCTCGTTTCATGGCTGGTCGTATCGACTGGAACGAGCTGGTTGCTAAGGTAGCCGAGGCTTTTAAGGCTGCTATTTACAACGACATCTACACTGCCTTCAAGGGCATTAGTGCCACTACTGTTGGTCTGAGCAATGCCTATGTTGGCACCGGCACCGCTGACGCCGAGAAGATCCTGGCTATCGTTGAGCACACCGAGGCTGCTAACGGCGAGTCTGCTGTTATCGTTGGTACCAAGGCTGCCCTGCGTAAGTGCCCCGGCGCTGAGCTTGGCGACAATGCTAAGACTGACCTGTACAACGCTGGTTACTTCGGCAAGTTCTACGGCACTCCCATGGTGGCCGTAAAGAATCGCCACAAGGTTGGCACTGATGAGTTTATCTTTGATGATAACACCATCTATGTATTTGCCGGCGGCGACAAGTTCGTTAAGTTCGTCCGTGAGGGTGAGTCTTATATCGTTGAGACCCAGACCGGTAATGCTGACATGTCTGTGGAGTATCTGTACACTGACAAGTACGGTGTTGCCATTCTGGTTAACGGCAAGCTGGGCAAGTACACCATCACCGGCTAATAAAGGGCTGGTGAGTATTGGGTGGAGCGAAAAAGAAAAGGATTCGACAGAGAATATGCGACCTCGTTTAGACGCGAGGTCGCTTTTCTTGCTGAGTGCGGTATTCGCTACACCTTTGTAAAAAGAGTTCAGGAGGTATCCGTGTATAAATACGAGAAGACTCCTGAACTCTTCGCAAAGTTAGCAGAATTCTATGCTCAGAAAATTAGTGATTAAAATGGAGGATTAAATATATGGCACAGCAAACGAAGGGCACTAAAAAGCCCCAGACTTCTGCTACTAAACCTGCAGAGGCTAAAGAAACGAAACCTGTGGTCGAGCAGGCTCCTGTCGTCGAGAAGAAGCCGATTTATCGCACTTTGAGAAAGGTTTCTCCCGATGAGCTCGTAGATGTACAGTCCTGTACCTATGGCAATATGCTTTATATTTCAAAGCGTACTGGTAATAGAGTCGAGTGGGAGGATTTCGGGGATATCCAGACAATGACTGTTGGCGAACTTCAGATCATGAAGGGTTCACAACCGCTGTTCTTTGAGCGCAAGTTGATTATGATTGTCGGTGAAAATGCCAAGGATGTTATCGACTATCTGCAGCTTAATAAATACTATGCAGATTTTGGTTCTATCGATGAGATTGATGCGATTTTTGAAGCTTCTCCGGAAGAGATCAAGCGTATCGTTGCAAATCTGCCTGATAAGGCAATTGAGACAATTGCTCGTCGGGCATATGCGCTTATTGAAGATGGCACTATCGACAGCCAGCGTGTTATCAATGCCCTGCAGGATTCTCTCGGTTACGAGCTGGTGGACAATGACTAATTAAAGGAGGTGGTTGCGATGGTTTCATACGATGTATTCAAGCGATACTTCAAATCTAAGATTAGCCAGTATTCTTTCAGTGATTACGGTTATGACGAAGAGATGGATGAAATCGACCGCTTTCTGCACCTTGCTATTGCCGAATTCAAGAATATCTGCGTAGTCGATTTATCGGATCGAGATGATGATGCTCGTGTGTTCAATTCTGACGATGTGAATGATGACGAGATTATTGATATTTTGACTGACGGGATGGTCTGTGTCTGGCTTCGCAAAATTAAGAACGAGCCACAAAACCTGCAGAACTACCTTGACACGAAGGATTTTCAATTGGCGGCGTCTCCTGCAAATGTGCTGAAGGAAGTGCGTACCACCTATGAGGTTGAATATAACATCTTTGTTGGAAAGATGCTTGAATATTCCTACAATCACGGGGATATTTCGAGTCTTCATATGTGAGAGGTGCTTTTATGTCTGAGATGCAGAGAAGTGACTGGCTCACAAGTATGAAATCCACCCATCGTAGATTTGGCCCATCTTCACTATCGTGTAAGGATGTTGTGGTCAATGGCGAAGATCGGAAGATTATGATAATCAATTCTGATGACTTCGACCTTAAGTATGCTCATTGTATTTTTGATGACTTCCTTATTGTAGGCTCGTACATTGAATGGAATGACGAGACCTGGATTGTCACTAAGGAGGGCGGGCAAAAAGATGTCTATCCCTCTTATGAGCTTCAAAAGTGCAATTATGAGCTTAAGTGGGTTAAGGATGGCGAAACCATCACCAAAAAAGCGTATGCTTCCGACATGACCTATTCGCAGGTTGGTGTGCAGCATACTGACTATATGGTTTACGGTGATTCTCGGTACCGCGTCATCATTCCAAAAGATGATGACACTACTAAGATCCGTCGTGGTGATAGATTCTACATCGACGATGGTGACAGCGAGGACGACCACCCTATTTATGAAGCAACAAAGATCGATAGAATTACCCGTATGTACAATGGCAACGGTGTTTACACTTTGATGCTTGTTGAGTGCAATGAACACCCAACTGATAATTCTGATTCTATGGTTGCCGATAACAATAATAAAACTGAGCTTGAGGAAGGAGAGTGGGTCTAATGGGTTATATGTCAATGTTTAAGGATTATAGAAATACTCTCATGAAGGCTCTGTGCTCTTCTAAGGATATCGTTAATCTTTTAAAGAACACAGACGAGGACTCCCCTACCCTTCCCGACAAGTCTCTTTTATATGACCATATTTACCCTTATCCATTCATTCCACAAGCAGACGAGGCGGCCAAGACCTATGTTGGTGTCCGCTTGACCGTCCCACAGGTTGGGAGCAAAACATTCAAAACCATACGCCTTACCGCTTTCATCTTCACGCATTACAGTTTGATGAGAGCTCCTGGCGGTCTTCGCGTTGATCTTTTGGCTGATGCAATTGATTCCGTATTAAACGGATCTCTCGAGTATGGCCTTGGTCATGTCGAGTTAAAAGATGTCGATGATGTTCACCCCGCTAAGGATTATTACGGCGTCGTGCTCACTTATGATATTACAGACTGGAATCGGGTGAGCAAACTACAATGAGGTTAGGTTTGATATCGAAAAGGGATCACAAAATCAATAACTATATCACGGTTCATATCCCAACCCTCGGTGAGATCTTCGACTTTGGGCAAAGCGAGTATATGAGTATCGTTAGCTCTCTGGTTGCAACTCCGTATGAGGCAATGGTTATGCTGGATGATATGGGTGTTGATTTTACAACTGTTGATGAGTGGTTCGTGTTTGAATTGATGTTTTCATACTTCGCTAAGAAGTACAAACGCATAAGGATTATCTTTGGCAATCTGGATTTATCCCTTTTTGAAAGGGCAATAAACAAAGAGACCGGAGAAGATATTCTTTATGACTTCGAACATGGCTACATCATCGATAGGCTTTCCCAGGAACAAATCAGCTCCGTATTGCGGGAAATTCTGCAATTTGAAAAGCATGATAAAATTCCTGGCAACGCTATAACCAAGAAGTATCTAATTGATCGTGAGCGGAGGCGTCTTCGCAGGGCGGCAGATCAAGAGAAAGAGCAACTCGAGGACTTGATTCTTGCGCTCGTAAACACACCAGAGTACAAATACAATTTTGAACAATCGATGGAGTTGACTCTGTATCAGTTCAACGCCTGCGTAAAACAGATTCAGAAGAAAATTTCTTTTGACCATCGGATGAGCGGTATTTATGCCGGTACGGTAGATGCTTCAAAAATTAGCAAAGAAGACCTGACTTGGATTTGAGTCGGGTCATTTATTTTAGAAAGGAAGATATAACTATGGTTAATGTTAATGAACTTACCCTGACTTCCCTCGAAAGAATCATTGGCTATAACCTGGGCGGTGAGTATCTCTGGACTCTGGACGAGCTGCAGAATGCTATCATCAGCAATACCCAGGAGAAGGTCGATATCACTGGTAAGCAGGGCCGCAAGCTGAATTCTCTTAAGAGAAATAAGGCTGTAAAGGTTACTGGTACCAATGGTATGCTGAGCCTTGGTCTGATTGCTACTGATACTGGTACTGAAGTTTCCCGTGATGAGAATGTTCAGTATAAGTGGTATGAGATTGTCGATATCGAAGAAAATGCTGCTTCCACTACTTACACTGCCGTTGGCACTGTTGGCGCTGAAATTGATGCCCTGTACATCGTGAATGTCGATGGTACTCGTGGGGTTAAGCTGGAGCAGGACGCTACCGCAACTGAAGGTACCTTCACTTATACTCCTGGCACGAAGAAGCTGGCTTTCCTTGCTGACGCTTACAACGGTCAGAAAGCTGTTGTGTATTACACTCGTAAGGTGAACGCTGCCGTTATTTCCAATGATTCCGGCAAGTATTCTCAGAAATGCACTCTGTATATCGATGGTCTCGCTGAGGATAAGTGCAACAAGTGCTATCTGGTTCAGTTCGTGATTCCTGTTGCTGACTTCTCTGGCAACTTTGACATCACTCTGGGCGATAACCAGGCTACTCATTCCTTCGAGGCCGAATCTTTGGCTTCTGGTTGCACCGGCGGCGGGGCTCGTCTTTGGGATCTGCTTGTTATCGAAGACGGTACCGCTGATGTCACCTGATTGAATTGAGGTGACAACTATGGCGAAGTGTAAAGTCTGTGGTAAGGAATTTACGCCTTGCCGCACCAACACGCCTCTGAACTGGAGGCGTGTTGCCTGTTGCGCTGAGCATGGGGCTATTTGGTTTGAAAAAATCGAAGCGGCTCGTATCGCTCAGCCAAATGTCGAGCCCGAGCATAACGAGGAGCTGCAAGCTTTGCTTTCCGTTGAAGAGCCAATAGAGCCTGTAGAGGCTGAGCCAGTGGAGGAAATCGTTGAGATTTCCGAACCGGAACAGCCAGATACGGTATTGCAAGCTTTTGAAGGATCTGAAGCCATTGAGGAACAGGAACCTACGCAGGAAGATGAGGAATCTCCCGAGTATTACAAAGGGAGAAAACACAGATAAAAGCATTTTGGGGACTGCATTTTGCAGTCCCCTTTTCTGTGCGGTGAGATGAAATGATTAAATTTATAGCTCTTGATCAGGCGACCAAATACACCGGATATTCGGTTTGGGTTCTGAGCAAAAAAGGCGAGCTTAAGCTCTTGGAGCATGGTGTGTTTAAGGCCAATGTTAAAAATGATGTTATTTCCAGAATGTGCGAAATGTACAACGATATCAAGGGCTTAATTTTTACACACAAACCTAACTATGTGTTTTTTGAGGCGACACAGTTTCAGTCTAACCAGCGTGTGTACAGTACATTGTCCCAGCTGCAAGGTATCGTAATGGCAATTCTGTTTGAAAAAGACATTGGATTCAGCATTATAGAACCGTCTTCGTGGAAGTCGTACTGTGGTATTACTGGGAGAAAGCGCGAGGAGCAGAAGGCAAAGTCCATAGCCATTGCTTCCAAACAATTTGGCTTGTCTGACCTTACGGACGATTTGGCTGACGCTATTCTTATTGGATACTACGGTGCCCATATTTTAAACAATGAAAAGGGGTGAAGATGTGGCGGAAAACAAAAATCTTAACATCATCTATCGTGACTCCACTCCGTTTATTTCTTTCCCCTGCGACTTCGATGTATCTATTCTGAGTTCTGGGGTTGAAGATATCGAGATCGTATTCTCGCAAGATGGAGCCGAAAAATTTACAAAAAGAGGAGACCAAGTTGAAGTATGTGTTGAATTAAATTCAATCATTACTTCGTTAAGCCGGAATGACACAAGCAAGCTAAAGAGCCGTTTGGAGACTACAATGCAGATTTTCATTCACATGGAAGATGGCGCTGTTATTCCGAGCAATATTATGGTTGCAAACACCGGTTATATCTTAGAACGGAGGTGACGGGTGCCGTGAGCGATTTTTCTACCAAGAATAACTTTAGTGCTACTTTTGGCACTTTTTACAACCTCGGCGGAGATTACAAGATTATCCGCAAGAACAGTCTTTCAGAGTTTCCGGCTGTAGGAAACGAAAAGTATCTATATGTAGCCAACGATACAAATCTTATGTATTTCTGGGACGATGAGAATAAATCGTTTGTTTCAGCAAAATCTGAAAGCTCCGTTATATTCCCCGATGTTCTAAAAATAAACGGTGGTAATGCAGGAAGCATATATGAAGAAAATGAATAATAAGGAGTGGGTTTCATGAACAAGGAAATTCTGACCAAAGTGATCCTTCGGAACGACAGTACCGCGAATTGGGACACTAAAAACCCCGTCCTTGATAAGGGCGAGATTGGTTTCGAGTTCACCGCTGACGGTGCCGTTCTTACCAAGGTTGGCGATGGTGCGACGGCTTGGAAACAGCTTGGCTACAGCGGCGTTGACGAGGACAAAATCAATACACTGATTGGGCAGGCTCGTGACAACTATTATACTGTTGTTCGTAACGATGGCGAAACCGATAATGAAGCTATTACACGCGCTCTCGGCGAGTCTGTTGCCGCAAAGGGCGATGTATGCGCGATCAAAACTGCGCTTGGTACTACCCCTGAGAGTTACTCTTATATGGGCTATGTATTTGACGGCGAGAACTGGGGTGCCATGGATGGCAACATCAACTCTGAAAATGTAATTATCGGCAAGGATCTGGTTTTCGCCGCCAGTTATACTTCTGTTGGCAATGTATCCAAGGGCACTACTATTCAGAAAGGCAAAACTCTGGATCAGCTTCTGACCGCAATGTTTACTCAGGAGCTCAATCCCCCCAAGCCTACTCCAACCTGCTCTGTCACTCTGAC